TGTGCTCAAGTTTCTTGTAATCAACTGTGTTGATGTAGTCGCTGTTAGAATTGCTTAATGGTGACATAGAGTGTTATTGTTAAATGCCTAGGTCGGAAGGAACTGTAAACTTTTCTTCTTCTTCTTCTTCACCTTTGCTGAGCTCATCTTCTCTGTTACTAATTTTACTTCTCAGGTGACTAAGGTGGTGCCTATTTGCTTTTCCAACCAACTTATGTGCATGTCGTTGAAACTCTTCAGAGACAGGCACTTCATCTGTAGATGAATGTAGCTCCACACCAGCAGCTTTCTCCGCAGCTTGCTCTTCTGGGCTTTCAGCCGCTTCTTCTTCTGGCGTTTCTTTCTGTTCTTTCTTTATCATTGCTTTCTTGTCCATAATTATTTAGTAGGTTTAGGCGAGACTGAAGGCACAATTTGTGAAGCAGTAGGATGCTTGTTATATGCAGACTCTAGAACCCAAGTTGTCTTTACACCATCCTTGATAGCTTCAACCTGTTGGTCTCCGCGATTCATACACGCCCTTCGTTTACCATCAGAGGTAATATAGACGTTCATGATTTGACTCTTCTCTGGCTGCGCCGGACCTTCACTGTAACCACATTGTGGGCATTTAGTCATACTTTTATGCTTTCTGTATATCTAGCCAACTCTTTTTGAAGATGGTCTAGTGGTTGTTGTTTTCTTATACTTTCCCTGAAACTATTTAGGCTTGACTGGTCACTGCTAGCCCACGCTTTCAAGGAAAAATCATTGACAGGCTTCTCTTCTATCTGTAACTCAAAAGGTTTGTCTGGTGCTTTATTGCTATAGTCTGAAAATACTCTAGTTGACTTATAGTCCCAAAAAGCTAAATTGAATCCATCTGCCCTATCGGGAGAAGGGTATCCTTTTGAACGTTGTTCTAGCTTGCTCAACAACTGACGAATCGTTCCACCTACTAGCTTGTAGTAACGACCAGAAAGTTGTGCAGTAAGCATCTTATCATTTATCTCAATTATTAGTTCATGCCTCTCTAACAACACTCTAACGTTGAAAAACAACTCAGTGCCTCTGTTAAAGTAAAGCCTCTTGTCTGATGACTTAGCTCTGCTATCCACATACCTCATGTTTGACCAACCTCTCCGACGAAGAGAGTTTAACATTGGAGAACCCATGCCACAACAATCTCCAAATACCAATGCCTGCTTATTAGTCAACTCATGTTCAGCAAACTTCTCTTCCAAAAAGTTGAGAGTATCCTCTGTATCTTCAAACTTAAACGGGATTAACTTTAACATCCTATTCCCATTCCTTACTACTAACACAGTCTCCGCGCTTCCGTCTGATAGGTCTAACCCGCCTTTATTGAAAGGCTCTTGCCTCCACTCTACTTTATGCTTAGAGTGATTTATAGTCCAATGAATATAAGTGTAAGGTATCACAACCATTTCATCGGTTGTTGTGAACTCAGCTAAGATGCCAGACTTATAGACGGGGTCATTGATACCAGATGGTAGCTTATCAGCAAAAGCTTTTATTTCATTTGGCGTAATGTGGGGACAATCAAATGCGGTAACATGATACTCAACCACAGTTGTGGGAGGTAGATTGACTACAGATTCAAGGTCTTTCCTTTTGAGACTGTTTGTGCACACATCGTAGAAGTAACCCATAGGTAACCCAGGGCTAGAAACGTCCACTCTATGTGTATATCCAGTGCAACGAGTAAGAGCGGTAAAGATAGTGTCAGAAATAGCCTTAGCCTCAGAAGCAAATATAGCCATCTTACCACCAGCTTTGAGAGGGTGATAACCTTCTGCTTTTTGGGGTTCGTCTGTTGCAAATAGAACGATTGGACTTTGTGTAACGATACATTCATAACCCCTGTAGTTACACTTCCATATCAACTCCTTCCCTCCTGCAAAGACAATGTTAGCCCTTTGACAAAGATACCTAACGTACTTCTCAGTTTGATTATCTAGCTGAGTGCCAGAGCCATTGGTGACTATTCCACGAGCTAGCCTATAACGCATACAAAGCCAAACAACACAAGCAGCAACAATGTATTTATCCTTCCCAGAACCATTTGCCGCTCTAACAGCAGCATAAAATGGGACGTCCTTACAATGGCTCTCTTGTGCAAAGTCATACATGAACTGAGCTTGCCAAGAATGTAGCTTAACATTCCCCTCTTTTACGTCGTCATCAAGAAGAAAAAGCAACTCGACAGGGTCTTTAATATCAAAGCCTTCTGTCCATTGACTTGTTTCTACTTCACTAACCTCCCCATTGACAACGTTTGAAAGAAGAGCAGATTGGGTGAGCGATACCTCGCTTCTTTCCAGGGGAGGAATGATAACCCCTAGTGTAGGAAACCCAACCTGCTTACCCCTGACAACATCACTCTCTGGAGAACCACAACGAACACCAGGAGCTGTCTCCGAACCCAAAACAGAGACTATTGTAGGGGAAATCGTACCACCATCATTGATGAATGACTCTTGCTCGAAAGGGCTTAGTTTACCAAACTCGTCAGTGGTCATGTCTCAATAAACCTCTCTTGAAGAGTTCCCTGAAAAGCGCGGGCACCTTGACGAGCTTGCTGTATTGAACCATTGACTAATTGCAAGAGATTCATTGTTCCTATTGTATTCTGTGTATTCTTTACTACATCTTTTCTACCCTTACCATCATCCCGCAAATTGAGAAGAAGTTTTCCTTTGAGGTGTTCATCCTCTGTTGATAAGGCTAAATTGAAGAGTTCTCTTTTAATTTGCAGTTGTTCTTCCCTTGAGAAGTTCAATTCATCTTCCTCTTCTCCCTCTTGCCCACAAGCTTTTCGATAGTCAGATGACAAAGACATCAACTTAGCCTTCACAGCATATACTGGAAAGCCTAAATCTTCAGCTATAGCATCAGGCTTTAGGCCTTGATTGTAAGCTGCTAGTATTTGACTATCAATCCCCATATCAATTCTTAGGCACTAACAATAGTGGATATGTGAAAGGCCCACAAATAAGGCCTATTACAAGGGCGTAATTTCTATCTTCTTTGGTAAACATGCCACTGTCTTCATAACAAGCATACCTATAATCATAGAAACCAGAATACCACCAAATTGAGATAATTAGAAAGATTAACACAACTCAACCCTCCAGAATCCACGTAAACCTTTCTTGTTTGTCTGCCAGTTCTCCAACAGTAGTTTGAACTTCCACCCACGCTCCGCAAACTTCTCCTCAACATCATCTTTAGATGGATGTGGGACTATTTCAATAATTCTAGCACAGTTTGTATTACGCCTAGACGTCTCTATTCCAAGGCCTGCTTTCGGCCATAACATTGAATCAAAGAACATTGAATCAAAGAACATTATCTTAGCACCAGACTGTTTAACCAATCTATCCAGATGTTCCCACCCGTTCTGGACATGGTAAATCAAACCTAAACAGGATAGCACATCGTGTGGTGTAGCTTGGTAGTTACGGACATCTAGCACGTTCCACCTTATTTTGGCAGCTTCCTTAAAAGTGTATAATTCATCAAAGAAGAACTGTGCAAACACTTCTCTAGGCTCCACAGCTGTAACTCGACTGGCACCAATAGATGAATAGACTAAAGGAAAATGCCCAGCATTGCTGCCTAGGTCCAAAACCTTAGCACCTACAATATCATACTCATGTTTCCTAAGAGCTAACTCCATAGGCATCAATCTACCGTCAGGGTCACTTTCAATACCACCCCATTTAATCAATGATTCAGCAGGTAAATTCATAATATTACTCTTTGGGTAGGATGTAAAATGAAAGTGCCGGTGTTTGGAGACTGTAGTAGAACCCGTTGTCAATGTTTAATTTCACATCCTTCTTTCTTGTGCATTTAGTCGTTGTAGTTGTTTTTCGTAATCTTCTCTATTTTCTGGATTTATTCCTTCCTGCACTAACTTATGTCTAAGAGGGTCTGCCATCTGTTTCTTCAATTCTTCCAAGCTGCTTTTTACAACCTCCAATCTTCTAATAGCCCTCCCTCTTATGAAGTCACTTACATTTTTCCCTTCAAGCAATTTCTCATTCTCTTTTATTTCAAGGAGAAAATCTTGAACCATTCTACTTTCTACTGACTCTTTGATAACTATTGTGGTTTTATTCATATACCCTCTCTTTATAGCATCTTCTATGCCAACTCATTAGTTGTCTCTTTTTAGAGGTTATATTGTTATATGGATTTCTATAATTTATTATATTCCCAGAGAGGTATAGTCCTTTTTCGCTTTCACACTTCTGGTTCCACCAGCACCAAGCAACCCATACATTCTCACAACCACACCCCTCATTACCAGGAGCAAGATATGATTAGTGTCATTATGTCACTCATAACACTAACCATATTTTGCTATCTGAAAGACAAGATAAGATTGGGTCTTATTAGCCATCTTTTGATTTTCTAAAACAAGATAGGGTAGTCCATTATATCAGGACTTAATACAAGTCCTAGTTATATCACTTTTTTTAATAATTGCTCTTTCCCCCCCTTGTTACGCGTTATACCTGACAATCCCCTCCTAAGTGGCCGTTTGGCGCGGTTCTTGCTTACATGGCACAATATAACTAAAAATAACTCATAATAATTATATGTTCTTTATTATTGTTGTAAGTAGCGATATATCAGGGAGTTATATCAAGCCCTAATATAACGGTATGTTAGACAACATATTAGATGGCACAAGACATGCTTCATCCTTAGCAATAACGTGCCATAAAGGGACGGGAAGCCATTTCGTTACGTGGCGAAATGACGAAGTGGCGAAAGGTGTCAGTGGACTATTGACCATTAAATTTATCCATATGTATAATCCACTGTTAATCAACCACTTAACCCATGCAAAATAAATGAAAATAGTTGTAGACAAACAAGCTAGGATGCTATAGTCTCTTGGTAGTTCTTTGAAGCGGTAGCGGCAGCGGTAGCGGAACGAATGACAACTAGCCCCTGAGCTAGTAATCAACTCCGTCGCATTATCAGTTGGCAACTAGACTTTCCTAGGGGCAACTGGCCCTCTAGGGGACGGGTTAAGCAACATGTTTAGCCTGACACGCACAAACGAATAAACATATATGTCAAACGATAACAAAACCGCAGACGATAATGAAGCCACGCGTCCTGATTTTGGACAAGGCCGATACAGTTCTGAGATGAGTCGTCTCTACGACGCCTTTGTCAAGCTGTTCTCCATTCCGCCTAGCGTAGCGGAGAAGATAGCCCGTCAAACAGGCAGTGATGCCGGGTCAATTTTTCGCAACGCAACTGCCGAAATCCGAGTTAGCAAGGCAAACAAGGAAGGTCTTGCGACCATTAGCGACGCGTCGAAAGTGAAGGGTGTAGCCCTCACAAATCCGTTGAAACTGGTCCGCGCTCTGCAATGGATTACCGATGCCGGCAAGAATGGAATCAGTTACGGCCACACAAAGTGGGCGCTTGAAACGGATTTAGCATCCTGGGCCAGTAAATTAGAAACAAAGTAATCGTTTGCGGTCAATAACGCCCCGGATATGTAGCATTAATTGCTCTCCGGGGCGTTTCAATTTTATACAATAAAACAGCACCCAGTAGATTAAGCCAAACGGCGATAAGACTATGTGAATAAAATCCGTAGCCAAAGCCTAGGGACTTACACACTAAGAGAATGGCATTGTCCATAGTCTAAAAGACTAAGCGAACAAGGCAACGATATATTCTTGCCTTGCCTTATCCAGACTTAGCCATTGAATGCGTGCTCTTAGAGATTGGCCCTGCTATGTAATGAAGTCCATGGAACATCATCCCTGGCAGTTAATATCTTGCGCGAAGCAAACTTGATTAGTTGCACCGGACATTGTAGCAATACAAGATACTGGTAACTGACTTCCCACATATAAGGGAGACTATCAAGATAACAGTTTGCGGAACAAGAAACTTCTTGAATACACTAGGGCACGAAAGCGATATAAAGTAAGGGCTGACGAGTATGCTTGGGCATAAGGTTTAGGCATAAATGTTGCTGATAGTTCTATGCGGTTTTGACTGTCAGTTTATCCCTAGTTGGAAAGTATAAGTAGCATAAGCTATGTTATCTATTAGTTAGATGGCATAGCTTTTGCTATTAAAAGAAAAAGACTATGACAACAAATAAACTCCGATTAACTTATGACATCCCAAGAATTTCATAGGCTACTAGCTTATAGTAAAGCAAGACACAATTTCCCGCGCTTTCATGGTAATACTAAGCGCAAGCTTAAATGCGCAGGAACAAGGCCGCAAGGCAGAGCACTTATTCCTCTGGAGAAAGTCTTCTTAAAAGGGGAATATAAACATTGAAAAGAAAGATGAAAGAATCATTAAACTTACAACCAGACGTGCGTATCTTAAATGGTAAGCGCGTCTATTTCTATTCTTTAACACAATTGGAAGCCATTGTTCCAGTTGACCAACGGATTGGCAAAACAGTGCAACGAACAACAGACAATACATTCTTCAAGAAACGGGGAAAAATGTCTAGTGGGATGCAATAAAAATGAAATACACAAAAGAAGAAATGTTGATGCATAAGCCTTGTCTTTCAGGCTTAGCATATGCAGAATATATGTGTTTTGATTTTAAGAAGATTTATGATAAGTGCAATCAAGCCTCTTATTTAATTTGGCTTCTACATAAAAGCGGTAACATGACGCCAAGACAAGCAGCAGTTATATCACTTTCTTTTGCAAAAGAGGTTCTGCCTATTTATGAAAAGCATAAGCCAAGTGACATGTCTCCTAGAAAAGTTATAGAACAAATTGAACAATTGTTATTTTCTAGCCCGGTATTAGTAGAATCAAGAGAGGTTCATACCGCTGATGTTTGTGCTGCTGCTTATGCTATTACTAACGACATTGCTGACAATGCTTATCTTAGTTATTCTGTGCACACTCTTGCTGCTCTTAAGGCTACCTTAACTGTAGCAAACGCTGCTATTACCGCTATTAATGCCATTACTTGTAAAAACACTGTCTACGCTAATAAAGTGGTTTATGCTGCTGTTTACACCAGTTCTGTTTATGCTATTGAGACTATCGAGGCCGAGTATGACACCTTTGATATTTGTGACGCTTCGATTGCGAATAATGCTGCTCGTAAAAAAGCTACAATAAGGCTCTCGAATCTCATTAGAGAAACAGTCCCCAATCCATTTAACTAAATTAACAACTAAATTAACAACTAAATTAACAACTAAACTAAACTAAAATGAAATACACAAAAAAAGAGTTGCTTATTAATAAACCGTGTCCCGAAGGCCTGCTTTTTGCGGGAAAACATGACTTCAACTGTCATAGAATCTATGACCTCTGTGAACGTGGTGACTGGTTAATGTGGTTACTTCGTGTCAGTAATCGTATAGATAAAATGAACGCGGTCAAGATAGCAGTCGCCTGCACAAAGCGTGTTCTCATAATCTTCGAGAATGATTATCCAAACGACAAAAGACCGCGATTAGCGATTAAAGCTGCATCATATTGGATAAAAAATCCGACGAAAAAGAATGCTATTGCTGCTAGTGCTGCTGCTGCTCATGCTAAAATTGCTGCTGTTGGTGCTTATATTGCTGCTACTAACTATGCTGGTGCTGCTGATGCTGCTGTTGATGTTGCTTATGCTGCTTCTTATGCTGCTGTTGGTGCTGCTAATACTAATGCTTATACTAATGCTGCTAGTGCTCATGCTACTTATGTTGCTATTGTTACTGCTATTAATGCTGTTGCTGCTTCTGTTGCTGATGCTTCTGTTGCTGATGCTGCTACTAAAATGATAGAAGAGCAAAGGTGGCAAGCTGACAAAATTAGAGAAATAGTCCCCAATCCATTTGACTAGATTAACAACTAACTAAACTAAAATGAAATGAAATACACAAAAGAACAACTCCTGGCACATAAGCCTTGCTCTGCAGGCTTAGCATATGCGGAGTCAATGAATTTTGACTTTAAGAAGATTTATGATGAGTATAATGTTCCATGCCATCTAGCTTGGCTTTTGGAGAAAAGTGGTAATATGAAGCTAAAAGAAGCTTTAATATTATCTATTATTTTTGCAAAACAAGTTCTGCCTATTTTTGACAAGCACAAGATAGGTGACACAATCCCTAAGAAGATTGTAGAACTCGCAGAGCAGATGCTATCTTTCGAGATAACACCAGAGAGCTTAAAACGTAATATTTTTATTCTCAATTATATCCGAACTCAGTATAGAATTGCTGCGCGCAATCTCCTTCGCGTTCCCTGGCATGATACTACTACTGCTACTGATTATGCTACTTATACTATTATTCACACCGCTAGAGCTGCTGAGGCTTACTTCCTCCTTAAGGAGGAAGTTTGTACCATTTGTGCTACTGGGGCTATTCTTGCCGCTTCTTTCGCTATCGTCAGGCACGTTACTGAGGATGCTCACGAAGAAATCTTGATAAATCTTTCCAATAAGATTAGAGAAACAATCCCTAATCCATTTAACTAAACTAATATGAAATACACAAAAGAAGCGTTCCTTGAAAATGGCCCATGCAACAACGGCAGACTCTTTGCAGAAAAACATGATTTTGATTTTAAGAGAATCTATGACCTTTGTGAACGTGGTGATTGGCTAATATGGTTACTTTATAACAGTAATCATCTGAACAAAGTAAGCGCAGTTAAAATAGCCGTCGTCTGTGCAGAGCATGTTATCCCAATTTTTGAAAATAAATATCCAAACGATAAGAGGCCACGATTAGCAATTGAAGCAGCATTAGATTGGATAAAAAATCCGACGGGAAAGAACAAACTTGCTGCTGCTGCTTATGCTGCTGCTGCTGCTAGTGCTGCTGCTTATGCTGCTACTAATGCTGCTACTGCTGCTAGTGCTGCTGCCTATGCTGCTGCTTATACTGCTGCTGCTAGTGCTGCTGCTACTGCTACTACCTATGCTGCTACTGCTACTACCTATGCTGGTGCTGCTAATGCTAATCGTGATGCTAAAAAAGCAGAAGAGCAAAGGTGGCAAGCTGACAAAATTCGTGAATTAGTTGCCAATCCATTCAATTAAATGATAACAATAGACCAAGTGGCTGATGCCATATATCGAGTAGAAGGTGGAACAAACACAAGCCGCCCGTATGGTATCATGCAGCATTACAAGGTAACAACACCCAGACAAGCATGCATCAATACCATTAATCATGCACTAAAAGATTACAAATTTCACCACGTAGATAAGAACTTCATCTATTTCTTAGCAGATAGATATTGTCCTCCAAGCGCAGACAAACAAGGCAATGTAAATTGGAAGATAAACATGGTTAGGATACTACATCTTTAAGGCAGATAAACACACGTTAATATAACGTGGCATAGAAATTGCTATAAGCACACTGTCAGTCGAGAAAAGAAAGAATCACAACCATGTTCACAGTAATAATAATCTGCGTTCTCATTTACTTCCACTGTCAGAAAAGATAAACAATTTACCGTTAGCATAGTAAAGCAGAAAGCTCGCGAGCTAATGGGAATATGCAACACGATTGTCGGCATATAAAAGCATAGGGCAATCAGTTAGAAACAAGAAAGAAACAGCATGAACTATACTAAAGAAAACCCGCCAGTTGTAACGCGCAATGATACGAAACTCCCGTTGTCTCTTACCGTGTTTGGTAAGACAAGTGACTTGAAAGGGCAGCCTTTCTGGACGCTGGAGGCTACGGCATCTAATGAAGATGCTGTGCGTAAGTTCATTGGTGCTGAAATTGTCAACAGTGTGTTGACTCGTTACCTGCGCAAGGTGGCGCTTGACCTGTTCAGCAATAAGACTGACAATTATGATGCGGAGGGCCACATCATTTGGGATAATATCCTGTCAGGCTTCCAGTCATTGGACACTGGTGGTGCAAACAAGGCTGAATTGGCTGCCGAACGGGATGAGTTGATTGACCTCAGCAATGCGTTGATGGATGACCCGGACTTTGAAGAGAACGAAGACGGGACGAAAGTTAATCCTGTGCGTTGGCTGGAAATCAACACTCAGTTGATGGAAAATAACCGTAAGCTTGGTCGTCTTAAGCGCGCTATTCGTGAGATTGAAACGAAGTATGCTGCGATTGCTGCCAAGCGTATGGCGAACAAAGAAAAAGTTGCCTAAGAGGTAGCTTATTAAGGCGCTGGCATACCGCTTATAGTATGCCCATTTAACGAGAGCTATCAATAAGATGGCTCTCTTTAGCTGTTACAACCACAACATTATGAACAAACGAACCACATTAAAACAACGGAAGTCTCGTCTTGCAGAAGCCTGTAAAGTGAACCGTGAACTCAAGCTGGGCTTAGGCAAGAGAAAAAGAATGGTTAGGAAGAGTATAAAAGTCGAGAGGAATCTGCCTTATGTCAAAGCATAACAACACAATCACTCTACACTTTGCCACCTTTATTGAACTGACGTTGGGAGCACGACATTGCAGAGAGCTGCCTAACTATGAGCTAGGTTTAATAGTTCAAGAGATGGTAAAAGATGAGACGCTCTTCAAAGTTCAATTTGAAGACCATGAAGGTTCTCCGCTTGTGTATCCAATCTTGTGGTATTATCGTGATTGGCATGATTCATTAGCCAATTACAAGAGACAGAAAGCATGGTCACATAAGGAACGTGTGAAGAGATTCATACAAGAAGCCAACATTAAGATAGTTGCCAGACATCTAGTAATGGAATACTCTTATGATGAGGATAGGGCCAAGACGCAAGCATGTCATCTAGTAAGTCTAGGCAAGTTTGGTAGCATAAGGGCGATAGGCGTTAAGAAACTTGTAACAAAAGAAGAGGAATTAAGATAATTTATGCCCAAGCTACCATTAACACCACAACAGAAAGCGAATAAGCGTCTAAGAGACCAGCTTATCATGGCTCACAATCAAGTTCTATCAGCATGGAACTTCGGTGAGATAAAGACATGGGAAGGTGTCTACTCTAAGCTAGGTTATGGAAGAGAATACTTAACACAGCATCCAGAATTAAAGAAAGGCTCTGCAGTATTTGCTGAGTTAAAAGAATTTCTTTCTAAGCAAAGAGACCAACTTGAGAAAGATATAAATGACAACCAAGGAACACCAACAGCGGCATCTGCTCCAACTGATAAGGCTAAAGACTTTGTCAACGAAGCCCTTGATAGGGTTGAACAAGATATTTTCAAACAAGAAGAGACCGAGCAAAAGAAAGCTCCTAAGAAAGAGCTGACTGCTGAAGACAACTATGGCTTCGTCAAGTCATCCAATGAGCAAGCCTCTCTGTTCTGGTTTCAAAAGAAAGCCGTAGTAGAAGGATGGCATAAGCTAATGGTAGAAGACCGTCCGTCAGTATTAATCTTATCCGGCACTGGCACCGGTAAGACATGGATGGCGGGTGGATTATTGAGAAGGTTTGCAGACAAAGAATATCATATAGGTAGAACGATGTCTCACATACCATATCTATATGTAACACGCGCATCGGTAGTAGCACAAACCGAACGGGTGTTAGAGCGAGACTTTAATATGGGCATAGAGGACACGTCTGTCATTAACATTGAACAACTGCGCTCTTCATCTGGTAAGTTCTGGCTAAAGCGTGAGGTAGTTATTGTTGCTGGAGAGGAAGAAGAGAGGTGGACATGGAAGAGGAACGTTCAGCCTGCTATATTGATGTGGGATGAGTGTCAAGCCCTTAAAAACAAAGGCAGCTTACAACATAACATAGCGTGTGCGCTTAATGATATGAAGGATAAGCAGCCTAAGCAAATCTTCATCAGTGCTACACCATTTACACGAGTCATTGAAGCCAAGTGTTGGGCTGTTAGCACACACAAATCATTAGAATATATCTGTGGTAAGAGGTCTGGGTTTCCGCAAGGGGCTGTCTTAACCAATGAGACTTGGCCAGCGTATGCTGAGGCTATTGCATATCCCAATCCGCCAGATGAATATAATGAGGCAGCGGTTGAAAGGTTGATGGCTGACTTAGAAGAATATGTGGTTCGAGTCAAGGGTGTTAGGCCTCAATTCGAGGCAGAGAATAACATCCAGATGATTGAGTTTCAAAACAAAGAAGAGGCTGACTATTACCATCAAGCATGGGAAAGATATCTAGCAGAGAAAGCTAGACTTGAGACACTAGGTCTTGGCGGGATGCCTGTTGGCATGGCTTTATTAGTTCAGTTCTTAAAGTTCCGAATGGCAGCAGAGTATTGTCGTAGTAATTATCTAGTAGGTAGAATGATGGATAGTGTTGAGCAAGGCAATGCCGCTGTTTGTGCCCTGTCATTCAAGGCAACAATCATTGCAATGGTCATGGAACTTGAGAAGAGAGGTGTAAAGAGAGACCAAATATCAATCATATGGGGTGGCGGGCAAACACAACTGACTGATAAGCAGAAGGCGAGAGCAAAGATATTGTCTCTTAGCGCAAGGCAACTAGAAGAACAAGGGGTAACACAGGAAGAGTTGCTTGAGAACTTGGACCTAGATAAGGTAGAGGATAGGGTTCTTATGGAGATACCTGAACACTTGCGACTAGGTATGCAGAGCTTGGAAGAAAGAACTAGAGAGATTGATAAGTTCCAAAGAGGGGAAACACTATACTGCATATACACTCTAAAGGCCGGTGGTGTTGGTCTCTCGCTTCATCATACAGATGAACAAACTAAATTTAAGTGTAGAAGGAAAGAGTCTGGATACGTGGTAGAGGAAGATATACCACTTGTGCCTACTCGTCCAAGGGAAGTATTTGTTACACCTACATGGTCGCCAATCGAACTGGTGCAAGGTGTAGGTCGTGCCCCGCGCTTAACATCTTTGTCAGTTACAAAGCAACATCTTATCTATTATCGAGGCACAATCGAGGGTAGGGTGGCTGACATTGCAGGCAAAGGTCTACGATGCTTGAGTAAGATTGTCAAGCATAAAGAGTCATGGTCTGACTTGGTGGTGAGGGGCTCAGTTGATGAGCTTAAACAATACGAAGATACTTTGCTTGAGGATAAACCTGGTGAAGATACAGGGTTGGTAGGTGAAGAAAACGAGGATTAAATAATATGAAAGATAAACTAACTGACAATGATATGTCTAGTAAGACGCACAAGCAAACGGTAGACCTTACATGCTCTATAGACACCAATCTCAATCGCTTCCCGCACTACATGCACATGCAAATCGCCACGAAAGCGGCGTCTACCGAATACAACGCTGCCGCTCGGCTGCTAGACCTCGCGTATATCAACGAACGAAACGCCGAACTCGCCTCGCAGTCATTCGACTCGGTGGCGAAAGGCAAGCTCCGCGAAAGTCTCGGCGAACTGACAGACCGTGAACGCGAAATCGGAATCGCCTTTGCGCGATACGCAACCTATGGACGCTCGGATAAAGCCTAACAGTAGAATATCTAAACCCGCATGAAAACTGTGACTACACCAAAACTACATCGCCGCACACTAATATGAACACATTCAATAGACCAATGTTAGCTTGCAGTTTACTTAAACCAGATGAACCTCATACAGATGAAGTCATTCTTGAGAAGATGAAAGGGTTAAGATATCCCGTAATTGTAACGCTTAAGAAGGATGGGATACGGGCTATTAAGCTAGGTGACTTAGCCAGCAGAACCTTGAAAAAGATACCTAACATCAGCATCTCTAAAAGGGCTGAATGGTTGCCTTATGGATTGGACATGGAGCTGTGGAATCCTGACTTGCCCTATGACCAAATAGAATCTATTGTGATGAGCAAGGTTCATCAAGACCAAGACAAGATACAGTTTCATGTATTAGATTGGTGGCAAGGAAACAATTATAGTTATGTCAACAGGCTCTTTCTTATTGAAGAAGCTGTTATGTGCAAGTTACCTAATCTCTGCGTGGAACTTCCTTTTTATTTCCATTGTGGAAATGCTTTGCAATTGTTCAATGCCTTTAAGCGTGTAGAAGAGGTTGAAGGTGAAGGCATATGTTTTAGGGTACCAGACTCTCCATACAAGCAAGGCAGGTCAACGCTGAAAGAACAATACTTAATTAAGCTAGCTCGCTTCACCCGCGATGAGGCTGTTATCATTGGCTTCGAGGAACAGTTGTTAAACACTAACGCAAGTAAAACGGATTTCGTAGGGTTGACCAAACGCTCTTCTTGTCAAGAAGGCATGGTCGGTAAGGGAGTGCTTGGTGCATTTGTTGTTCGCTATAAGAATGGGCTTGAAGGCAGGATAGGAACGGGTGTGGGCTTGACGGATAAGAAGCGTGCAGAGATTTGGGATAGGAGAGAAGAGTGGTTAAACAAAACAATAGTCTATAAGTCAAAGGGTCATGGTGTCAAAACGAAACCAAGAAGCCCTGTGTTTATAGGCAAAAGGAATGAGGTAGAACTATGAGTGGAGATGCTAGTTTCAATAGAGCGCAGGCTGAATATGATAATAGGATGCCTGTCAAGGAAAGGATACCAGAGATGGTGATGTGTCCTGAGTGTGATGGCGATGGAAGTTTGCAAAATGAAAACGGGCCTGAACAATGTCCTAGGTGTGCAGGATATGGGGAGGTGGAAGAGTGAAAGACAATAGAATAGTAATTGATTTGAACAAGTGTCAATACGCTAGATTCTATTACAAGAATCAATACGGTGAGGTTGTCAACCTATTACCTAAGAGACCCACTGTTCATGCACATGAATTTAATCCAGAAGAGATGCATGTGTTAAGAAGCATGACTATGGGTGAATATGCTAGGACGCACAAGCTATTGGATAGATGGGAACCATATGTTAGGTTTCAATTACAAGCTAACCGTAGCTTAACATACAGTGGAGAGAAGGCTATTAGTTTATGGGATGCTTGGTGTAAGAAAATATTCAAAGCGAAGAAGAGATAAATATGGTACCACAATCACAACCACAACAAGAAGGTCGTCCCATTACACGTAGAGCATTAGAGTTGATGCTAGCTAATGGTGAAGACTTTGTAGATGTAGTAATAGGAAGAATAGAATCAACCAAGTTACCATATCGCGTAGTTAAACAAGCGGATGGTAAATGGACTCTTGAGGACACTCTTAACCCAGGTGAGTTACATCTATCTAAATTTATTACGGTAGATGAAAAGACTCTAGCCATGAAAGAGCGCGCCAAGAAAGCTGCTGTTACTCCCTATGAAGTTCTTATCTCTGGTGCTACCGGCACTGGTAAGGAGATTATAGCCAAGTCGATGATAGCTGCTAGGACCGGTGCTTTCAGAGCTATCAATTGTGCGGGCATACCAGAGCAGTTGATTGAGTCAATTCTCTTTGGTCATGTCAAAGGTTCATTCACTGGTGCGTATGTTGATAAGGCTGGCTTCATAGCCGAGGCAACCGATGGTGTAATGTTCTTAGATGAGATAGGTGAGCTTCCGATTCTAATGCAAGCTAAGTTGCTAAGGACCCTGCAAGAAAAGACGGTATGTAAAGTAGGCTCCATCAAAGATGAATCAATCAATTGTAAGTTTGTCTTTGCAACTAACCGCAACCTTGAGACGATGGTAAAGGGGGGCTCGTTTCGTGAGGACCTTTATGCTCGCATCTATCCTCTTGAACTCACTATCAATCCATTGAAGAGCCGACTGTGTGATGTAGTGCCGATATGTCAATCATTACCAGGCGGGGATAAGTTCTTGGAGAAGTATGGATATGAGTTAGAGAAAGGGCTGCTTGACTTGAGGTATAATGTAAGGTCTATCCAGACTTATGTTATCAGACACAACGTATGGGGAACTATCAGTTAGTGTTAGGAGTTATACTTAACTGGTAGTTGGCATGAAAAATGCTATAATAAACTTTGTTGGTGGCACATGATTATCGTTTATCATTGTGCGCTGACACGCGACTCTAGGTTACTATCTCTCGCGATATAAGATTTAGAATGTAACATAATTTCCTAGACTCCACTTTGAGCTTATGCTATCTGTGGACTAGACACTAAGAGAGAATGGGCTACATTAGCTTGCTGACAATAAAGCCAGCGACTGCCTTCGATGGCACGCCCGCCAGTCAGTGAAGAGTGTAGTATAGATAATGGTCTAACATCTATAATATGTGACCTGACTTCCTGCTATCGTTGAAAGTAATGATAGCTTAGAACCTAGCGAGTGTTAGAAAACAATACCTTACGAGGTGTTATGAGTGCGCAAGTGCTCGTTCGACTAGGGGACAATTTAACAAAGAACCATAATCAATCATATGATAGACCAAACATTAAACTCAATATCTAGTTTAGCAAACGCGGACCCCGTTCAATATCCATCTAGTTGGCCTCCAGTTCCCGCCGCACCTGTTGAACAAAAGCAAAAGTGTATGATTTGTAATAGTCTTTTAGCTAAGACCTTTATTGATTTAGACGGGAAAAGAATCCACCTATGCCAACAGGATAGCAACACGCTGTTGAGGATGGCTTGCAAGTTAGAGCCTGCTGCAATGGGCGTTGCTCTTAAGTTTGTCAATGAACAAATCTATGGGAATGAAGAAGGAGAGTTGCATGTATAATGTTATAGAGCCTGTAGGTGTTGAGAAGATAGTCAAGTTACTTCAAGCTACCAAGCCAGCAGGCTGGTCGCATCATAGTAATGCTCCTTACTATAAGAAGCTTTATGCTGATGAGATAAAGCCATTCATTGAACAGATGCTGGTTGACAAAGAAGATATTCTATATGATTATGCTACATGGTGCACGGAAGAAACAAACATCTCTCCACAGACTCTTTACAATAGAGTCAATCAATCTATCCGTTGGTTGTTAGAACAGTCCTCAACAGTTGAAGAAAGGGAGAAGTATAAAAGGTGGTATGAACTGGTAAGGGTAGAGAGGCAAAAGAACCTAGGCGTTCGCATCTCCTTCATTCCCGGCTTTGGTAATACAGAGTCAGTCAAGCTCACTCCCAAGTCAGTTGGTGCCAAGGTTACTAAGCCCTTGTGGTTGCGGAAGCTGGATGATTGGATTGAGGATAGCGATAATTTTGAGCCCTTCGTAAAGGATGGATTAGCATTATCAACTGACGAGATAGTTGATTTGAAAGTTAGGTTGAATGGGCTAAGCAATCTACAAGCATCTATAACCCAAGATAGAGTAGCAATCATTAGGTTGTCATGACCCTTTCACAATTGCTAGATTGTAGTGCTGATGAATTAGCAAAACTTTCTGACGCACAACTGCTAGAACACTTTAAGCCTTACTTAGATGTAACACGTCCAGAGAGGGCGAGATTGATGAAGCCAAAACCACAACATGAACCTGCCGTATTTGTTAGCCCAGGTAAGAAGAGAGCTTTAGAGTCTCTTGCTAAGATGGGTTTAGATATGGATTTGTTTAGAAAGAAAGGGAAAAAGAAATGAGCAAAGAAATGAAAACGGTAGACAAGCTAGACAGAGATAAACTTGATTATGAAACTAACATTTAATTTAGACGCTACAGCACTAGGTCATAGTGCATGTATCTTAGATTTGTATAGGACAGTCATAGGAAGTGAAGATGAAAATGGCATGTCAGAAGGTGGCTACAAACCTGTCAGGCAAGGTGCCAGTATGATGTATGGTATAGCCGTTCACAAGTTCGTTGACCTAGCCTTCAAGTCTAAGGGTGATTTAGTCATGGCTAGAAGAGCAGCGCATAAGATGTTTGATAAGATACCAGCAAACGACCCCCCTAAAGGAAAGGACTGGTTAAGAGATGCTAGGCATTTAGACGTAACGTGCTTTAACTTGTGGAATGATTTCATCATGGAAGATGATAAGTTTCAATTGATAGAGCTTGTGCAACCTTGTTGGTTATGCAAGGGTGAAGGCATCAGGTTTGAGAAACCTTGTGTTGTGTGCAATGGTATAAAGAATACCCTACAACCAGCTAGTGAAATAACCTTCTCCATAAAGTATTATGAAGATGATTATATTATAGTCAACTTGTGTGGAACAATAGACAAGGTTGGTAAGTTTAAGAATGGTGCATACGCCATAGGTGATTGGAAGACAACCAGTGCATGGGATAACATAGGTTACTTTCAACAGTATGAATTGAGCAGGCAGCTTAGAGTATATTCATTAGCCTTTAAGCTAATGTCTGTGATGCATCCTGATAGTGTTCTTGGAACCATTGGAGCTACTGGAGTGTCATGTTTCATTGACGCAATCTTCTTAAAGAAAGAACCCAATGATACGAAGTTTGAACGAAGTGAAATATTCCCTATTCGTCCTGCTGACTTAGATGCTTTCCAGTTGACGCTTGATGATAAGATTAGGCAGTTGTCTCAGGCAATTAAAACTGGTTACATACCAAAGGAAGGTATCCTTAATGGCGTCTGTGTAAAACAGTATGGCAAGTGCGCTTTCTGGGATTGTTGTAGACATCCAGATAATGTGAGTGAGCTTCTGCTTAAAAGGAATTTCAAGCGTGTAGTGTTTAACCCCCTAAAGTATAATGACATATGAAATTAATAGCAATCTCTGGTAAGAAACGTTCAGGCAAAGATACTGTTGCAGCAATAATAAGGCGCAACTTCAAAGGGCCTTCAATCAGCTACTACTTTGCATCAGCTCTTAAGCACGAGGTAGCCCGCGCGTGTGGTGTTAAGACTGAGTTCATAGACCAATTCAAAGATAACTTTAGGTTAATCTTACAAGGTTGGGGAACAGATTATAGAAGGAAGTTGTATGGCGATGACTTCTGGATTAAGCAGGTGGAGAGTGCGCTCAGAGCTTTTGAAGATGGTGGTAACTTACAACTGGTAGTGATACCTGATTGTAGGTTTAAGAATGAGTTTGACTATCTGAAAAAGAGAGGGGCTGCCATAATCAGGGTAAGAAGGCAGAAGGCCTGTTACGCAGATAGTCATATAAGTGAAACAGACTTAGACGATGTAAAGCACGATTTCGTAATAGACAACAATGGAACAATAGAAGAGTTGGTTGAAGTAGTCAGTAAACTAAAACTTTAATTATGGACTTATACAAACCCAAAGGAAGTGTTTATCTTTCTGATATAGAAGATAATCAAGTGCGTTTAGGAATACAAGGTGCGCCGTTCTCTGGTAAAACAACAGCAGCGTTGACCTTTCCAAATCCAATCATTCTATCTTTTGATAGAAAGATATCTGCACATCTAAGCAGAAGCGATGTGCCACTAATACCAATATACAATCCCGCCTTTGTAGATACTATAGTTAAAAGGGCCGGGACATTGGCACCACCTGAGACGAAGGACGCTTTGCTTAAGTGGCTGACAACTGAAGGTTCTAAACTGGTTCATGAGCAGACGCTCTTAGTAGACGGTCTTACTGGCATTGAGGACTCTTTCCATCTATGGTATAAATACAATGAGGACGAACTTGCAACGTCTAAGCGTGGTGAGTTTAACAAGTTTGTTCAATGGGATTTGAAAAAGCAATTCTTTACTGAAGTGTGGAACACTTTCAAAGCATTGTCGTGTGATGTAGTAATGATAAGTCATGAGCAAGATGATAGGAATAAGGACGGGTCTTACAATGGTAAGATTAAGCCTCTCTTGACTGGTCAAGCGGCTGATAAGATGGGTGGTAATTTTACGGATTGGATTAGGCAGATAGTTATCAGTAAGCCTAAGTCTGCTGAAGAGGTTGATAAAGTATGCGCTAAGTATAACACAGACAAAACAACCATAAAAGAATGGTGTGACTCGACACCTACATCTTATGGCTCTATCCATCTATGGCAAACACAAGGGGATGATATACTAGATGGTGGTTGTTCTAGCCTAGTTGGAACGCCTAAATTTATTCTTGCAGGATACACAACGTTCCTCAAGTATAAGAAAAACAAAACAAAATAAACACATATGCAAATACAAATAAACCAGATAGAAAACGGTTGGTTAGTTATGACCCCTCCGCGCGACAAGATTGACCTAGGTAACGGTCAACCTCATCCTGAGGTTCATTACTGCTCCACTATGGGCGAAGTGCTTGATTACTTGCGCTGTCTTGAACTTGGTAGCTAATTTCCCTCGCACCGTATTTGATGCTGGGATTAACAAAACAAAAACAACATGGCTAGTATCCTACTACTAAACAAAACATATGTCTATTGTAAACTGGAACGCAGAGGTACCGTTTCCGTCGGATTCATGTTTCAAGAACCGTATCATTGGTGCTAAGTTTGCTCCGGCAAATTCAGGTAATCCAATGATTACGCTTGAGCTTGAAGTGGTGGAGCCGGTCACGTATCAAGTTGGTGACCAAGAAGTCAACATCGCTGGCGTAAAAGCCAAGATGTATTTCATTACCAAAGTCCTGGACTTGGATGGAAAGGTTGACGAAACAAAGACTGCCCAATGTAGGGCAAGAGTGTTTGTTAGTAACAATCCTTCCCAGCCTTCTCTGTATGAGAAATTGGGCGTGGATGGCGCGGAAGTTGACACAGACAACCCACCTGTGTCTAAGTTGTTAGGTAAGCTGGTCTATACTCAGATGTCATCTGAAGCAACAGAACAGCGCAAGACTCCCACTGTTGAAGAGATTGCTAAAGCTAAGAAAGCTGGCACTCGTCCATTGGGAAGTGTTATGAAGCATCCAATGACCGGTAAAGCGTTGGTCAAGCATTGGCCCAAGATTGATGAAATCTTCGGTGTTGTTGATTGATTGGTAAGTGGGTGAACAACTGCTGGCAGACCAGTTATAGTCTGCTAAATAAATGTTAAGAAACAAACCCAAGGGTAAATACTCAGGGCTCACAATAGTCATGAGCAACCCATCCCGCTTTGATAAAGAGTGGAAGCCCGGCATTGGTAATTTGCTCTCTGCCAATGGCGGCACGCTATTTAATGATTGCTTACAGCCAGAGTTAAATAGTATGTTGTGTGACGTGAGAGTGATGGAGGATACTTCACCCTGGCTTGAAGGAACAAAGTGCATACTGTTGTTAGGTCAAGCAGCTATGCACCAATGGTGTCCTGATACTAGGAAGAACACACTAAATGAAATGAGGGGCAGTCTCTTATATGTGGGAGAGATACCAGCCATTGCAACTTTCTTCCCACAAGATGCAGCAGACTTTAAGAACTATGAACAATCCCATAATGAGCTTTCTAAAGAGTATAGTGGTGGTGATGAATTATCAGAAGATAGTGAGGATGAAGGTGACGTTAAGGCCTTCTCTCCAACTAAACGTTCCAATTACTTTTTCTGGATTAAGGCAGACGTATCCAAAATTAAAAGATTATTGTCCAAAGATAAAGACCCAACAAGAGTGGAACACTTATGTGAGAATGTACCTACCTACCTACTTTACCCAATGGCAGAAGATGTAGTAAATGTACTAACTTCTAATAAAGGAAGGTTCTTTTATTTCGACATGGAAACAGATTATGAAGAACAAAATCTACTTTGCTTTGCATTCTCTTTTGACGGGCATAATATTTATAGTGTGCCTATTCTCGATAATAATTATCGCCCTGCTTATAGTAATTACCATCGTATTCTTCGAGCGTTGGCTATTGCTATCAGGGATAATACTATTGTGGCTCACAATGGAGCTTGTTTTGACTTCTTCGTCTTGGCATCAAAGTATCATATACCTGTGTATAAGTGCTACGATACTATGTTGGCTCAGCATCGGTGCTTCCCTTGTGTCGAAAAGTCATTGGGTCACTGCACTTCTTTATGGACATGGGAAAGGTTCCACAAAGACACAGATAGTCAAGGATACATAACGCGGGAACACATGACGCAGAAGCTGAGGTATTGTGCTAAAGATGTGTATACTATGTTCTTAATCAAGGAGGCAATAGATAAGTATGCCAAAACAATCCCCGGTCTTGAGGCATCTATTAAGCTTGCCAATGATAGCATAGTTCCTTATCTATTGATGTCATTACAAGGAATAGCTTATGACGACAAAGCTAAAGATAAGATTACAAATGAGAATGACAAGTTGATGATGCAGTATATTAGGATGATGGGATTGTTAGTAGGCGAGGTTGGCGTGTCCGAAATGAAGACTTACATAAAGTCATTCAAAGGCGCTTTCACTGGTGGCAATAAACAAGCGTGTGCTTACTTCCACGATATGCTTGAATACTCAGTTCTTTTCCGTTCGCCAGATACAGGGCTTCCTTCTCTTGGAAAGAATATCATGTATAGGTTAGCTATGAAGCATCCAGACAATGCTGTGATTCCGTTGATTCTACACTATAGGAAGGTGCAAAAAGAGACCTCTTCTTTGAAGTTTATTCCCTGGAAGAATCCAGATGGCACATTGCACAAGCCTGTAGTTGAACAAACTAATCTTTATGTATAGGAATTCTTGCATGTATAAAAACGGTGGAACGAAAACATTCCGCCGTTCGTCAACTAAAGTATTAGGCTATTGGGGTTCTAATATGCAGAATTGGGAAAAGTATTTAAGAGAGATTTATAGGCCTGATGGTTTCACACCAGCCTTAAGTGAGAAGTGCGCAGAGTGGTTAAAAACAGGAGAGACCGTGTTCTTTACGGAGCAGGAGTTGGTGTGTCTAAGAGTCTTCCTCCAGTCAGACCAGTCTGGTGCCGATGCTTTGATAGTGGCTTATGAATGTGACCCATTAGATTACAGACAATTGTTTATCAATGGTGTCAAGCCACATGTATATGTAGCATTGAAGTTGTTCAAAAATGTGTGGACCAAGAAACTTAAAGAGTCTGGCGGTCTGGTAGAAGATTTTAACATTGACGAACTATGTGATACTAAAATTTCTGACTTAAAGAAGAATCCTTTTTGGAAAGACTTAGACCGTTTAATCAAGTCCTCTGATAACTGGTCTGCTGAAGAACGTTACTATTACTTAGCTAAGCAAACTTGTCATAGTGCTAACTATGGTATTGAGAAGAATACGTTTCGTATGAATATCTTAACCAAGTCAGAGGGAAAGATATACATCACAGATGCACAAGCTGCTGAGTTCTTGCAGACATATAGAGGACTTTTCCCTGAAATACCAGAGCGTTGTAGGAGAGTGGAGAACCAAGTTCTTAAGACTAGAATGTTATTCAATCTCTTTGGCCACCCATTTCAGGTAACAGATTTCAACATAGATTCTAGGATGAAAGACTATTACGCTTGGTCTCCTGCCTCTACGGTTGCTGAGATAACTAGAAGGGCTACAGTTGGCTTGCAAGCTGATGTAGAAAGAGAAAGCTTGCCTTATGATTTGTTAGCAGATACGCATGATAGTTACATGCTTCAATGCCCTTTAACCTTTGTAAAAGATGCTAGAGATAGAATGAAAAAACATATGAATCAAGAGCTTGTATCACCAAATGATGGAACGGTGTTTCACATGAGGTCAGAGCAAAACTGTGGTTTTAACTGGAACAGTGTCAAAGAATCCAATCCATTAGGATTACAGGAGTTAACATGGATATGACTAATCATGACCGTTGGCTGGCCTGCACTGATGGGCTTCCGTCACCTGATAACTTTGTCAGATGGTCATGGTATTACACGATAGCTGCCTCCCTCCAAAGACGAGTGTGGTTAGGCCCTGTTCATCAACCTTGCTATCCCAATATGTATGTTATACTCTGTGGTCCGCCTGGGGTTGGTAAAGGGCTTGTGTTAAAAGAAGTTTGCAACTTACTTAAACACTGGACTTTAGACATGACCAAAGGCAATGAGAATTTAGCCAAGACCCCAGAGAACCAGTCTGTTATAGAAGCCTCCGTGTCGGAGAATATAAAACACGCTTCTTCAACTGAATTTCAAGGCACAAGCAAGGGTCCTAAGAATACAATCAAACCACTCTTAATCCCGGTTTGTGCAGATAGCATAACGTGTGAAGCTCTTATTAAGGCGCTAGGCGAAGCATTTAGATATATCAATCACATAGAGACTGATAAAGATGGTGTTAATAAGATTAAAGCATACGGTCATTCTAGCCTATGCTTTGTGTTGCCGGAGCTTAGTTCATTGATGAAAAAGAATACACAGAATACAAATAACTTTTTGCTATCAATTTATGATTGTCCAATAGACCACGAGTATGTTTCTATTACTAGAGGGCGTGATAGAATAAGAAGAGGTTGCCTTAATATCATAGCTGGTACTACACCATCGTTTATGCAAACCACCTTTTCAGAAGACTTAATTGGTGAAGGCTTCTCTAGCAGAACTCACTATATCTATGCTCCGAAGAATAGAAAGAACGCTATGTGGCTTCCGCCACTAACTAAAGAACAACAGGAGCATAAAGAAGTGTTGGTCCAACACATAAAGAAGTTGACTATGTTATACGGGCCTGTCAAGATGTCTCAAGCCACTGCTGATTGGATGTCAGCGTGGTGGGACAATTATTGTAAAGTAGAGATGCCTAAGAACAAGCATCCAGAGATGGTTCCCTATGACGCTCGCATGAATATCCATGTGATGAAGTTAGCAATGGCTCTTCATTTCTCTGAAGATGCTGAGCAAGATGACAAAGGTGCGCCAGCTAATGAAATTACTATTGAGACCTTTCAGAAAGCAATAGCAATTATAGCTAAAGAAAAGCCCAACATGCACTTAGCATTGATATTGGAAGGGAAGTCTCCTGAGAGTAAGGCAAGCCAAAAGATACTAGAGATGCTACAAGGGAAGGAACAGACGTATGTGGACTTGATGATTGTGGTCCATAAGCTAGGCGTCAATAGGGCACAGTTCGACGAAGCTTTGGAATTCCTCAAGCTAGTAAATCAGATAGAAGAAGTGTTCCATCCAGACCCCCAGCTAGTAGGTAAAGAGATTTTATACTACAAGAAATTGTAATAGGTTTAAGGAACGACAGAAGACTTGACTTGGTTAATGGCTTTGTGTCTCATGTAATCCATCAAGGCTGCTTGCGCTTTCTCTGGCCCATCTTTCTTCTTTAAGTAAGTTATGTATTCGTAGAAGGACAAGGGAGTCTTTTCCATGCTAGGGAATGTGGCATAAGAGTTGTTTTTTAACGCTTCAATCTTTTGCATCATAACATCGGGATGGTCTCCGTAAGCTTTCATGATGTTAGAGATAAGTGTGGGTAGCATTTGAACTGCTGCTCTTGGGTCTTGTTCCATCCTGAACCTCCTCTGTTCAATATTCATAAATGGATTGGTGCCAACATCTAGCTCATTGTATGGTATACCAGTAACCATATCAAACCTTCTTAACTCACCCATCTTGTCTGATAGCTTCTTTTTCTCAGCAGGCAAGCCAGTAATCATACCATTGTTAATGCCTTGGTTGATAGCAATAGAAGCTAGCTTGATATTAGAGCCTAGGACGTGTTGCGCTACCGTGGCAGCCAAGTCTACATAATTAATATTAGGGTCATTAATCATTGCAGTAGCAACCTTGTTAGCAGTTGCCAACACATCTGTAGCTATCTCATCTAGCGGGAACGTTGCCCCTTGTGGATTATTCTTGTAAGCAGCATCGAATGGATACTTAGCTACCTGAGAGAACAACCCCCCAAAGCCAGCATATTGCATACCAGCTATTGCATTATACATTATCAATGATTTATTCCCCATCAAACCTCCCCTAGAAGATTCAATCTCTTCCAATGAAGGTATAGCACCCTTCTTCCCTTGTATCTCTTCTCTAATTTCTTTAATCACATACCCCGCAACAGCAGAACCAAACAGACCTGAGCATAGTGGCATTAGGTTGCCATGTTTAGCAGGCATCCAAACGTCGTGCATAAAGTTGTTAGTCTGTGCGATTGACCAGTGTGCTAGTTGAGCAAAGCCAGATAGCTCGCCATCTGATAGCATCCATGCCGGCATTTGTCTAATGTCACCAGTGCCGTGCACGTAAGCACCAGTTGTAGATGCAAGCTGTTGTATCTCTGGTCTGGTATAAGTCTTTCCTGTGCGGAAGTCTGGGTCCCAATGGCGTAGTTTCATTTGCGCCGTTTTGTTCCCGCTGTTAGCTCTAGCCACTATCGTTGGCAACAGGTGTTCAAAGTAAATCTGTTGGAAAGCAGCGTTAGCTTCAGTCGTCAAGCCAGCAAGGGTTGAGACACCACGCACCAGCTTGGCAACGCCTCCCATACGTTGTTGAATGGACAAAGAGTTGTCGAACATGTCATGTGCTGACGCAGCTGTTAGCTTAATAAGCCCACCTTCAACTGAATGATTCCAACCCTCTTTCATGTGCGTTATAGCATATCCAACCGACCTGGCAGCTTGGTAAGGATTATCTGCATAGAGAACAGCTTTGATAAGATTAGAGCCTAGTTTATGCACTTCAAGGCCCGGCGATGCAATAAAAAGGCCAGTCGCTAGGGCACTAGAACCCTCTTCAGTCTGTTGAGAAATGTCTTTTGGAGTAGTGTGGAACTGGCCTAAGGCTTCCTTAACAGCAGTAGTGCCGGCCACTGAGCCCTCTTTATATTGTGGAATTTTATTGCCCCAAGCATCTTTGGTTTGTCCAAGAGCAGCCATCGCTTTATGGTTAGACTCTACCTTAGTGTAGTGCGCCATTGCCATTCCAGCGCGGTCGAAATATCTTTGCATGTTTTTGACCATGTTTTGCTCTCTCCATGATGGAGGAAGTTGGTCGCCCGCAGCTTTACGAATAGCGTTAAAATAGTCTTGATGTGACAAGCCTGAGCCTTGCAAGTCGCCCTGTATCATTTTTCTAAATGATTCAAACTTTGTCATAGCTTCATTGGGAGCATATCCTAATACCTTAGTGTTGTAGTCTAAGTATTCTTGCCTTGCCAATCCCATAGCTTCTACGTTTTCGTTTGCCCTAAACAGTTCTTCAATTTTTTGATTAGCCATTGTTGGCAACTTCCACGGCATCTTATACAGTAGTCTCATGCTACCGTTCTTGTCCATGATGGGCACCTTGTTAGCAATGTGTTCATCACCGAACTGTTGATACAATTCGACAGCCTTCTTGAAGAAGGAAGATGCTTTAGAACTAAGGCCTTGAGGCATTTGTTTCTTCGTTACGTAGGTTTCAAAGGCATTGTTTAATTGTATTATATCCGTCTTTGTCAACCCTTTCCCAGCAGCTACGATAGCATTAGTATATCGACCAGTAAGTTGTTGCCTATAGTCTAGTGCCCTTTGATAAGCATCAGCTAAAAACTTTGCACCAGGATGATTCATAGCGCGGATGTTATCTAAGACAGAACCGAACATCTTCTTGAATACTCCAAAGTCTTTAGCAGTAGTAGGTCCCTCTTCTGCGTTAACCGGTCGAGAACGGTTAGCGTTCACAGACGCTTCTTTTTCCTCTGGTGTGATGCCTCTTGAAGCGTGTTCTTCTCTTATGCTCCGCAGTTCTTCCAAAGCCCTTTCCCGCGCTACCGGCACTGGTTCTTCAATCTTCCCTTTGACCTTCTTGTAGGCTTCTTCTGCCCCTCCCCTGTTTAACCCTGCAGCTTCTACCTGTTGTTCCAATCGCACTATTCTATCATTTGGTATAGCTTCTGCCGCGTGCGGAATTGCCTCTACGCCTCGCTTAACATCTAGCCCTCTTTCTTGTCTAATCAACTCAGCCGCGTTACGAAGCACCCTGTCTAACATTCCATGTTTGTCAATGGGTACGCCAAGCATATGGCTGACAGCGTTGATAAGTCTTTGCCACATGGTCCTGTTTCCAGTAGTCTTAATGCTGTTGAGTAGTAATTGAAAGTCTCTTTGTTTGAAAGCATTGGCTATGTATTCATGTAAGTCACCCATGTCATACATAATACCCAATGATTGGGCATCCCTAGCATGTCCTGCAATACCTTCTACAGCTTTGTTAAGAGACGCTGAATAGGCTTTCTCAACAAATAGTGCATCATAAGCACCTATAGCATGTGCTGTTTCATAGTAGCATCTTACAAGTTCTTTCAAGTGAGCAGAGCCTTTAGGGTCAATCAAACAACTGTCCATTGCTGCCTTCAACTCAGCCCCCCTTAAACCCCTCCAGCCTTCTGGTATTTTAGCAGAGGTCATGCTATGGGCAGCCTCTTCAAGGATAGTGGGAGCGTGAAGAGTCTCGTCTGTTCGCATTGTCACTTGGTCACTAGGCCCCCTGCCTTTGTGTGGTGACATGTATTGGCTGTTTTCAATTGTAGGAGATGATTTCCATTTAACTCCCCTGCTTTTAGCATCCATGTTAACCCAAAGCCATTCAGCAAGAGGTTGGTATTTGTGTCCAGTAGCATGGGCGAGTCTATAAAGAACAGAACCTGTAGTTGGGTTCTCTTTTTGGTTGTTGATGTGGTCAGTAACAATCTTAGGTGCTTGGTCAGTCTGTTCCCAAGGCAAGGGTTTAGCTGCTGACTGTTCTAACTTTGGTCTAGTATATTGTGCACCAGTCCCCTCTAATCTATCTTGAATAAGTTCTGCCTCAGTTCTAGTATCATGTACCGGGGCGTTAGGCTTCTCGATTGCCAACGGCTCATTACCCTCCACAATAGGTTTCGTTTCAGGTCTAGCAATTGTAGATGGTAGGAATTTGTCTTTTGTAATATTTAAGGTGTTCTTAGACACTGGAAGCTCTGTGAGCGGAAGCTGAGTCTTAGGAAGAGTTTCAACAGGAGAAAGAGTTTTAGGCCCTTCTTCCCCGTCTTTCAAAGGAAGCCTTTCGACAGTCTCTTGTGCAGCTAACTCTTCTTGCGCTTTATGAAAATCCTGCGTTCTTTGTCTAGCTGCTTCTGGTGAACCAATAAGGTCTCCGGCTGTGGTAGTCTGTTCTGCATCAATGGGCGCTACGACACCCGCGTCCCCTTCCTTAGCCATTTTAAGAGGCTCAGGGGAAGGTTCTTTATTAGCGGTAGCGGATAATGCGTCAATGTATCGTTGCGATAATACTTGTCGCATTGCCTCTGGGTCCCTAAGAGTATTCTTCCAAGTAGTATCTGCCTTATGATATTCTATGTTATTGGCAGCATCAAGGGGTGGTTGTGGGCGCTTAACTTGTGCTTTATACATTGACTTGATTACGTCATTATTTAATACGTAATCTCCATCTGGTGAACGCTTAGTAAACTCAGTCTCAATAGGATTCTCAGCAAGGGCAGCTTCAGTGGTAGGGGTTTTAGTTGGTTCATTAACCGTAGGTGCTGGTCCTTTCTTAAACCTAGAACCTCCTAACACAGCAGCGTTAGCGGCACCTCCAGCTATGTCTTGCCAGTTTGGAGACCTTCCTTCTAATAGAGGCGTAACACCACCGATGCTTCCACCAAGCGCAGCTCTAAAGGGTAGTTGAGAAAGCTTAGGAATTTCAGCTTTCATGCTAGGTAAATTACCTACAATCTGTCCCGCAATTGCCATGAAAGGGTGGGCTTCAGCACCTTTTGCTAAGGCCTCGTCCATCTTAACAGTAAATTCCGGGGCCATCTTTTCAAGTGCTGCGTGTTGCGCTTTGTATACAGCCCATGAAGCAACACCACCAGTAATAAGACCGCCAATAAAAGCACCAGCACCTATGCCAACAAGACCAAGTGGTGCGCCCCAAGCAGCACCAGCAGCAGCGCCGGGTTCTGCGCCTATAGTAAAAGCTGCCCCAGGACCTACGTTGACAGCAGCATGTTCGGCCAAAGTTGTAAGTGCGCCAGGCGCTTGGCCTTTAGGTGCTTGTAAAGGTCTAATGGGTGGTGAGACATTTTTAGCAATATCTTCATCGCTAAAACCTTTTGACCGAAAGAATTCTAAATCTTGTGGTGGGATATCAGCTAGGTCTATCATAGTTATCTTCCAATTAAGAGTTTCCTAGAGGTTTCCATTAGAGGTCTGGGGTCAAGAGGTTCTTCTACGCCTGTAATGTCACGTAGTGCGGTGGCAGGATTGGCTATGAGATAGTCATATATGCTTTTGCCTTGGTCTCTAAAAGTCCCCACCAAGCCACCATAAGGCAAGTCTTTGTTAATAAGTGGTCTAGCCTTTTCAGTCATCTTTGTCTTTTCCACCTTTGCTTTGATTGGCCTTTTAGCTGGAGCCTCTCCGTAACCAAGTGCAGGCATTGGCCTTCTATCTGGGATAGTGAACCCACTCGGACTTGTAATACCTTCTCCTTCACCCATATTAGCATTTATTTTCTTCAGGTAGTTAAGGTAATCAGGGTTGAGCATAGACTCATATTCATGAGTTTCTGGATTGTAACGCATTATGTATGGGCTTCCTTCGGCAGGAAGCGCCTGTGTTTTTAATTGGTTTTGTTCACTTAACAATCTCATGAATTCGTTTTGGAACTTTGTACTTTGCATTTTTCCCGTGAACATAGCTTCTGTTTTAGCCAACCTAGATAGTTCATTTTGAGCTGCAAAGTCAAATGGATTTCTTTCCAGCGCAGCTTTAAGTTTTTCAACTTGGTCTTGAATGCTTAAAGGCGTAAGGTCTGTTGATATTTTAGCCCTGTTAGCTTGGTCCGTTAAAGCTTGTGCTTGAATTGCAGGTTGATTAGCAAGGTTAAATTGGTTCTCTCCAACTAAAGCTCTTGTTCCCAAGTTAGCAGCGCTAGCTCTTAGTTCCGGTTCTCCCATGTTTATTGAAGCATTAGCTTCAAGTTCTGGCATTCTTGCAAGAGGGTTCAGTCTAGGATTGATTAGTTGGTCAATAGCAGCCGCTCTTTCTTTTGCGTGAAGATTGGTGTTTAATACGTTAGCTTTAGTTGGTAAACCAGATGTAAAGTCTTCATAATTTTCTACAGGTGCAGAAACAAGATTAAGCATATTATTTGCTGTAGATTTTGGAAGGCTGTTAAAAGATCCAAAAGAAGCGCTGTCTAGCGGGGGACTCATCACATTGGCTTCAGGTTGTCCAAAGTCCCCTTTAGTAGTTCTATGGCTCCAAGGTTGTGTATCAAACAGCTCTCCTTGTCTGATTCTATCTAATTGTAATCTTTGCTTTTCTAGTGCACCTTGCATAGCAAAGTTATCAAGCAAAGTATCACGACGCGACGCACCTTCAGGATTGACCAATCTTCCTAAGAATTCAGGGCGTTTAACTAAACCATTATCATCAATCAATTGCCCTTGTTCATTAACTTTGACGGTTCCAGTGGTAGTAAATGGAGAAGATGCTCGAAGTGCGCCTTCAATAAAAGCTGAACCGAGTGTTGACATATTATTTAGTTAGTTGATTGTTACCAAGAAGCTGTGGCACTTTCATCATCATTATTATCAGTACCAGTTACTTTTGTGTTGGCCTTTTGTTTTGTAAATGCAGATTGAATAAAGTTAGAAACAGGTTGTTCTCCGTGGTCTCTTGCATACACACCTTTTGCTGCACCTACAATTCTTCCAAATAAACCCCTTGCTTGTTGTCCAGCAGCTTGGTTTTCTCCTTGTGCTTGTAATGAAGCTGCAGCTGCCTGCCCTGCTGCGCCAGAATCTATCATATTAGCATTTTCCGGTATAAGCATCCTGCCAAATTGAGCATTACGCATTGCTTGTAGCCCTGCTTTATTGACGATTCTATTCCCATCCTCATCCTTTTCACCTAAGTGAGATTCGTTCAGCCCCCAATGAGCCATGTGTGCAGGGTCTTGATTAAAGTTAGAATTGAACGGGTCCGCTGCTCTTTGTATTTCATCCTGTCTAATAGACCTTTGCACAGGCTGTACCAATTGATTCCCTTGAGCACCAGCTAATGAATTGAGCATTACAGCATTGCTGCCAGACAATGGAACATAACCGTAATTTTCTATACCATATGGACTCATACGAGTTTGTTCACCATCCCTTCATACACCGACATTGCATTGACAGGTTCTCCCGCTTTTACTAATGTAACACAGCGTTTGACGGTTTGGTATATGAATTCAAGGGCTTCTTTATTACCTCTGACCTTCTCCACAATAGTAGGAGCAATCCTATAATACTCATCAACTTTGCTTTTAGGCACGTAACTATCTCTAAAGTTGCGTAGTGTGGTCAACTCGTCACAATCATCAGGAAGGCCTCTCCATTCACAACAAGCGGTAGTTAAGAAGCACCCACCACTAGCATTGGAACTAGATGTAGTTCCAACAGGCGCACTAGCAACGCCTGCAATTTGATTGCCAAGTGATGCGGCAGCGGAGAATGGGGTCGTGAGTGTATTGTTAGCCTGCGTAGGATTGTATTGTGTAAGACCAAAGTTAGTTGCAGTATTACCAGCACCGAGGGCAGTGTTTACTGCATTGAACTGAGCGCTCTGGTTGGCTGCAGTTTGATTAGCTGCTCCAAGAGCATTACCAAGTCCAGCTAGTTTGCTGTTAAATGCACCACCAAAATTCATTGCATTAGTAATAGTATTGGTTGCATTTAGATTACCTAAGTTACCAGTTGATTGATTGGCATTGTTAAGAGAGCGTTCAATGGCTGCATATTCACCCGGACTTAGTCCACCTAGATTGTAAGTATTAAGCAGGTTAGTCGACTGTCTATTGGACGCAGCTTGAACAGGATTAAGTTCATTATTAAGAGCGTATGCGTCGCGAGCTATTTGACTTCCCTTACCACTAAATAATTGTTCTTGTGCTGTGGCTTGTTGTTGTGCGAGTGCATTACCAGCAGTAGCATATCCCGGCGCGTAAGAACCGAGTTGACTTAGACCAGAAGCCGTATACACTGGATTAGCGGCAGCAGCACCTCCAGCCATTGCGCTAGTAGTGGGAGCAACTGCATCAGATTGGATTCCTAATATACCAGGAAGAGCTTGGCTATAAGTAGCCAACATTTTTTGTGGAGTCATTTGTGGGGTAGTAGTTCCTTCACTAGAACCTCCACCACCAGAACAACAAGCTATGCTAAATTTAGGGCCGAACTTACCGTTGAGAACAAGACTACTCCGCGTTTCAAACTTGTCATTGAATGTCATACTTTTAGTTTTTTGTATACTGTTGTTGAGTCATAAGATTTACGATTACCATGTTTAATCCATTCTAGCTTATAGCCAGGCCACCGTTGCTTAGCCACTTTAGCAAATTCTTTTAGATTAGGTAATGACATGGCTAGGTTCTCAGTAACTAACAGAATCTTCTTGTTATCATCCTTTTCAGCAAGAACCATGCCAGTTACTCTATTCTTATTGTCAAGGCTATAAAGAAGGGTTCCCTCGTCTATACCAGTCTTTAACATTAAGATTATTCTACTAAGAGGATACCCCATAAAAGTCTTGTCAGCTTTATGGTTAAAGACAAAGTTAACTAGGTCTAAGAACATTGGTTGTATCATGCTACTAGTCCTTGTGTATACTCTGGATTCATTGGAGCCATTTCTTGCATTTCAAATGAGAACTGTGTGAAGGAACCTTCGGACCAGTTGAATTGAGCAAAGTATTTCCAACCAGACTCTGCTTCACTAGTAGGCCACAAGAGATTCATCATCTGCGTTCCTACATCAGGTAAGACTAAAACATCAGTAGTAGTGCTTGGAGCATCTTCATATGTAATATTCTTAATTACGTTTCCGGCCTTCGTCATCCTATTATTACAATAGAGTGTTAAGCTACAAGTTGCGTCAGCGGTAATCTTGTTGATGATAGCTCTGACTTTATCGCATTTTAATTCTATCTTAGGGTGTGCCGTTTTGATAGTGTTGCCAGCATATAAGATAGAAGAACAGATGCCAATAGAACGGAAAGAGGGCGCAGTAACCTCCGGCCCCACGTATAGTGTGTAGAGTTGATTGTCGGTAGTTACTGCGTAAAGTCGATTGATTGAAAGCTCAATCTTAGAAAACATCTTTATAGCTTTTCCGCCAGTCTGTTGAAAATCAAATGATACCCAACAGTTATTAATAGTATCATACTTGGCAATACAAGGCCCTAGGATAGTATTGACACTGTATAACTCGTAGTTATTAAACAAAATAGCGGCGGTAGCGGAAGCGTTTTGAATGATTGGATTTGTATCAGGCCCAAAGATTCCTTGGATAGTAGCGGAGAATGGAGAGTTCTTGCCTTCGTTAGCATTTTGCTTGATTGCGTTGAATGAGCGTATGCCAGTTAATTCTATGAATCGGGTGTCACCAATTGTATCGAAGATGGCTCTATCTGATAGACAGACTGAGTTAAAGAGAAATGTTCTGTTAAATGTATATTCACCGAAAAGTGTAGGTGCATTTTGAGTCTGGTTTAAAGTAACAGCGAAGTTGGCGCCTGATGCTGAAATGAACAGACCACCAGTTGACAAAGCTTTTAGGCATGTAATGCCGCCAACACCTACTGTATAAGACGTAGTGGTAGCATCCCCTCCTGGAATTTGTGTATAAGCTGGAATGTCAATGCTATCTCCATTAGTATTAGTTACTGTTGACGGAGATGCAGTGGTAGCTAATGTATTAACTACATTGACAACGAAGTCTAACGGACGCCCTGAGACTGAACGATTGATAGAGTTAAAGTCTTGCGATGAAATAAAAAGTATACCATTAACCCAAGCCATGAAATTACCAATAGGAACATACTCTCTTTTGTCTCCATCAGTAGCGACTGTAGTATTCTCTGGACCTGTGTAACTAATCATCCATTGTTTATAGCCTTGCGTTTTCTTTGCAATAGGCAGGCCATCTATACCAATGTATATGAATTGTGGTTGGTTAATGTTATCTTGAACTAATAACCCTGGCAAGTTGCCAGCAGCAGAACCCGCAACATTGAGGGTTTGTATCTCTCCAGCAGGGTTTGATACTCCCAAGTCATTTGTATCTAGTGTTGCGGTAGCGGCAAGCCTTACATAGTTCGTGGTACTAATTGGTACAGGACATGTCCAAAAGCGTGGTGCATTAGGATTCATAGAGAAACCAGCTATCTCTATCCATATAGTATCCGTATAGTAACGATAGTAAGCTTTACCTGAGACGAAAGCTATTACATAGTTACCAAAAGAAAGATGCTCTTGTATATTCCCAGCAGGAAGGCGTGTATCTAATACAGATGCCAACACAGGGTCAAGGACATCGTATCTGTTTGTTAAGTCAAACCCTGCTTTGTATTTATTAGATGGTAGTCTAGTATCATCCAACAGTAGGTCCATGCCACCAATGAAAGAGGCTTGGTTGTATTCTGAAGCATCCTGTGTAGTATCTGTAATCATACCATTTATCCGTAGCCTCTAGCACCATAACCACGGTAGTATCTGAACCTACCACTACGAACGCGGGCAAGAAGAGCATCATGAGGATGAGCTACAGTCGCAATCATGTCTTCAGTAGCTCTATTTGCATCTTCATGCTTACGGGCTAAAGACCTGGTAGCTTTAGCATCAAATGCCATAGCTAAATTGGGTTTGCCCTGCTCTTCATACCACAGTTGAATCATCTTATTGACCAGAATGTTATCGTATTTTGGTCCAAAGACAAACTCATCTGAATCATTTGATAACCAAGTAAGAGCTTGTTTATACAATATCTCAACGTAATGGTCTAACGTAGAAGAACTAAGAGCAAGCCAGGGGCATTGAGAGATATCAATGATTTGATACTGAGCAGACAGTTGGTTGTTTGGGATAATAGTAAGCACCTTGCCGTCTACATCAGACAAGGTTATATCATATTTATTGATTGCATTCTTTTTAACAGATGTGTAGTCTGTGTATGTATTCAAAGTTTGCATACTAGTTGACGTCATGATAACTGTCTCACTTGCCATAGTAGCGGTGGGTGTAGGCCCTGATACAGTTACTTCAATTGAAGGTGTTTCAACAACTGGAACAGTCAACACTCCTAAAGAAGCGTTGGTTACAGTAGACATCAATGCTTGTGTGTTCTTCAATCGTATGTTGCGCCAGTTATCAACCCAATTGAATTGATTATAGCGAGGACGCATCTGGTTGATAGACCAAGCAATTCTAGTATTTATCTCACGAACGCCTCTAATGGAGCCTACGCATGAAGGACAAGAGATAGTTTGGTCTCCATTCACCTTAAACACTTGTTCCATCAATGAACCTGCGGGGTCAGATTGGTCGTACAATTCTATTGCTGCTTCATTCAAGAAGCGCAACAGAGTAGCACGACTGCTTGCAGCAGATGGGTTTAACCCCATTTTACTACCAGCTTGTGCTAATATGTATTTAACTGGCATAAGATGTTAAGCAACGTATTCAGTGATTTCAATGTAAGCATTCTTTTTAAGTGTAGGTACCTGTGAAGACTGGCACCTAAACGTAAAGATTACATCACATCTAATTGTTTGATTGGACCACTTGTATTCTAAAGTTGGAGTCCATACGTGTGGATTACTATTGCTAAGCCCTGAATCATCAGATGATGCATAAACCACAAAAGCATTAGCTTGGCCGCTTGTTTTATCTATTTTAAGTTGTGTGTCAATGTAACTTGTTCCAGTAGTGTTGTAAATTAGTCCATCAAGCTTGACTACTATTGTACTTGTTGGAGAAACTGGAACAAAGTTGTCTATCTTAAGCGTTGCAGAGGTTTTGTACATCGTAGGCCCTGGCACACCAGTTTCGTCAGCATCTAAAAGATTAAAAAACCTATATTGTAATATGCATCCAGCTGTTGGAAGGTCTCGCATACTCCAAGTACCTGTATCACCAGCACCTGCTGCTAAAACGTAAGGTATCTTATTAATCGTGGTAGAATTAACCCCACTTCCTGGTCTAGCTATGGAAGGAACCACGCCCCATGAAGGAGTGTTGGCTGCAGCATTGTAAAGACAAGTATAGATAGCACCAGTGGTATCCATCTTAGCTAGTGTTACTGCACCAGCTTTGATGTTACTAGCTTCAATGGTAGTTGGCGCTATCATAGCTCCAGTAATAACTGCATTATTGATAATAAAGCCAGCAACAAAAGAGCCTGAGATTTGAGTAGCAACTGTTGGTGTAGTGCTAAGTGCCAGGAAAGTGTTACCATCTACAAGCTGGCTTGTAGTAATACCACCAGCCAATTTGTCAGCTGTAATGCTGCCTGCTAATTGAGCATTGGTTATGGAGTTAGCAGCAACTGCCGCGCCGGTAGATGGGTTCCAAAAAGTAGCCATAGTATTACCACTTGTATTACTATATGGCATGTTATAGTTTGCCAAAGGATTCCAAATATGCAAAATGGCTGCTCTTGTTAATGGACACAAGCGAAGCCAGATGTAATTAGCAAACAACGGCGTTGTAGTTGCGTTAGGTGGTTGCGGAACTCCAGCAGAATCGGTCGTAACAACAACAAGCCCTCTATCAGAAGCTGGGGTAGCTCCATTAACTAGTAAGTCTACTTGAGCGGCGGTGATTGAAGTATGTCCCGTTGCTTGAAATCCAGTGATGAAATCGGCGGTGTTTGGAATAGGCATATGTATATTAGTTTGTTACTGAGACTGATGTCGGAGGTAGCGTTAATGGTAAAGCAGATGGAAGAGGGAAAGAGAAGATTGTATTTACTGCGTCAACAGCAACAAGAGGACTATCGACTGCATAACGATAATCTTGCCTGGCTTTTACAGTGGTATAAAAGTTAATAGGTAACGCTTGACTGACTAGACTTTGTGATGTACTCCAAATCTCAAATCGAAAATTCTTCTTTATCAATTGGTTTATGTATACAAGAGCGGGTTGAGTAAGAACTGAACCTACAGCATCCCATAATAAGTATCGAGTAACATCTCCACCAACTCTATGAGAGACATAGAGAACGTAGTTAGGGCTGCTTGGTAGTATGGATAAGAGGCCAGTAAAAGAGAAAGCATTGGGCGACTCACAATTAAACGTGGCAATTAAATCGCTAACACCTGTCCATGCACTAGGAGTATAAGAGAAGGCTGGCAGAGTAATATATGTCTGAGCGCGGGCAAGAGCTCCATTTTGTGCATTAATATCTAACCAACGAACAAGTGTTCTAGGAATGGTTGTAGCTCCGGCGGCATACGGTGGATGTAATGTATCAGGCATAAATTATGGGAGAGACGCACCAACAAATGTTAACTCAGAGTAAACAAGGAACCACTGTCACATGGTTTGCTGATGCGTCTCATAATTGTTAGTTACCAGTTGCAGTCATTGTGTTAGTGCTACCATTAACGCTTGCGGTACCAAGTATTATAGCATTGATGTCACTAGCACCAGCAGCTATTGTTGCGGAAGCGCTATTAGTCTCTCCTGCCGTTCCAACAATAGAGTCACTTTGTTTCGTTTTAGAGAGGATTGCTACAGAAGCACAATACATCTTGTTAGTGCTAACTGGTTGAATAAGGGCTGTGTTTTTATAGATGCCAAATTGTAACCCCACGCTAATGATACTAGCTGTGGTTCCCGGCACTGGCACTACCATCTGAATATTAGCGCCATTTCCAGTAGTGTTATTTAGCATCTGTTTATTGGCACAACCACAAACAAGAAGACTAAGACCAATAGTTACGAAAGCTTTCTTCATACAGTTGGTTTGTTGGTAAGATTGATGATGTCCTGTTTGATTGTATCTCTTTTATCCCAGAGAGAATGTGCGCATGAAGCAAGCACTAGGATGGCACCTGTGACATCAGCTATCTGCGAGTCACTAAGCAATCCTTGTGCAACCAAAAATGCTCCAACAGCGCTAGCCAGTCTGCGAAGCAACCACGTGCGAATGACCTTACTTTTTAGTATGTTTATCATAGTTTCCCTTGTTAGTTTGTTTTTTATGTTCAACCAAATTATCACTGGAGAGAGGAGCAATGAACCGATTGCAATAAGAATAAATGCTATAGATATACCACGGAAATTCGCCATTGACTCGTTCTTCATTTCGTGTTGGCTTGCATGTGCTGCTCCAACGACCGCTCAATTCGACACTGACCGTCTTTCAAGTTGTCCAGGCGGGCGGATATGGTCTTCAATTCTCCGGGGGTTCCTTGAAGTGTTATGACGGCATTTTCCAACTTGTCAAAGCGACGGTCTTGTGCTGAAAAAATCTGCTCAGAGCTTGCCCGGAATGATTCCAGTCCTGAGCTTCCGTGATTCTCAAAGTGGTCAATACGTCCACTAATGGTTTTCAGGGACGTTTCCTGCGCCGACAACGTATTGCCGTGCGCGATTACCGTAGAAACAGTTCCTTGTAAGATATACACCGTTGCTCCAATGACGACGCCTTGAATGACGCCATAGACCAACCCAGCTTTTGATTTTGCACTGTCGTTCATGGTTTTATTTCCATCCGGTAGGGATTGTAGCGTAGTCTGTTAAGTTGGTGCAGTCCGTATAGCAGTTGTTGCTGTGGACAATTAGCGGAAACCGATTAGTGTCCCAAAATGGAATGGCCGTTCCTTTGGCTGCGTAGCAGCGATAAAAAGCATACGACACATCGTGCAAAATAGTGTTTGTCGCCCATATCGCAGGAAGGTTTGTCATTGCATAATTGCTTTGATGAAACGAGGCTATGGTTGTCACTAACGGCATTGTGTCAACCGCCGAAGCGTTTATCAATTTTTGGCAATCCTGCCACGTTCCTGCCAATGTCGTATTAGAAATAATGGTAGAAACATCAGGAAAATTTGTTGCTCCGTAACAAGAGTTGAATGCGTTCAGCAAGGTATTCACCCTCGTTAAACTGCTCACCTCGCTGAAATAAAACGTCTTGTAACAACCGTTATAAAGCTCATCCAGCCGGGTTACTAGAATCAAGTCATTCACCGACGGCATTGCGACCGCAAGAGTATTTTTGAAGGTAGCGTCTAGTCGAGTAATGTTTGTTTGGGTTGAGAGTGTGTCGGGGGCAAAATTAGTTACACCAGAACACGCACTAAAGGTCGCGTTGCCGGAAGTCATAGCCACCGGGGCGGAGGAATTCAATACTCTGGTAAACATGGTTCGTGATAGCGCATCGTTGCCAAATTGCAGGTTGGCCGTCCCGCGCAATGAGCAGGTGTAAGTGCCGGGTGTGACGTATTGGTTGGTGACAGTCCCCGTCCCGGTGTAGTTTGTGGTGTTACCATCACCCCAATTTACAATCAAGCCGCTGGCCGATAAGGCGGTAATTACAAAAGTCATGTTGGCATTAGTGACCGTGATTTCCAAATCCCACGTTGCCGGTCCCGCCAATCCCGCGTTCGCGCTCCCAAGAAACGGGGGCTGATAGCCAAATTGAGCGTTGGCGCAACTAGCCCAGATTGTTAAGATTAGTGATAGTAGTTTCATCTCCATCGCCCGCCATCGGTGACTATGATGTTCGTGCCATCCACACAATAAAAGTGCATCACTTTCGAGAATCCATTTGTCAGCACCGGGTCAAAGTTGAAGTTCGTCCTGACCGTGCTACCGGCGGCAAACGAAATGCGAGTTGCAATCACGTTCGTCCATCCGTTGAACAAGACCGTCCGAGACCAGTTCGCGTTCGTCTCGGTAAAGGCAATGTGCGCGTTAGTGCTGTCTGTATAGAGAGTAACGGGCATATAAGGTACGCCCGGCAGAAGTGGCAACGTGTAGTTTGTCTGGTTGCCTGAACTGGTCAGCACGAGCGGGGTGCTGGTGATGTTTGTTCCAAACACCTGTGACGGCCCTGACAATGTAAGTGTTCGCAAAGTCGTATCGTACGCAACATTGGTAATGGCCGAACATGCCGTATAAACTATTCCAGTCGCGCCGCGCACTCCAAGTGAAGGGTCGGACACGGCAGGATTTTGAAATCCAATAGTGGATGGAGTAGAACCGCTGCCGTGGACGCTCACATTCACGCTGGAACTGGCGGAATCAACCTTGAACCGCCGACACACAAAGAACCCGGCGTTATTTGTAGCTGTTAAAGATGGGATTGGTATGACGAATGTGTATAGGTTCGTCGAGGTGTTGGCAGTCAAGGTCTGTCCGCCACAAGACCAGTCTCCCAAAATGTTTGTGCCGTCGTAGGAATAGTAAAATTCGGGATGCACCTTGACCGCCTTGGAACCGGAAAAGTTGTAGGACAGGTAGGCGTTGACCACCATTGGCGAAAATATGGTTGTGAACTTTTGCGTACTCATTATCCCGGTTCCCAAGTAGTCACCCGCTACGACATTATTGTAGGTTCTTACTTGTGCGGTGCCATTGGTCGAAACGGAGGCGACATACCAACCGGAATTGGATTCAGTAAGCCAGCCAGAGGGGTGGACGTTGGTGATGTTGTAAAGTAATTGGCCACCAGAAAAAAGGCTTCTCACCCATGCTGCTGTTGGAAATTCGTTGCCGTTTGGATTTGAATTGGCCGACGATACCGAACTTATCACAGCTGAAGTTGGGTTCAAATTGCCCGTGAATGAGCCAATGTAAGAATTGCTGTCGGCAAGACCAAGCCAGTTGGTTGTTGCGACGGCATAGGTTGAGTTTGTTACGGGGCTGTGGATTGTGTCTCCAGACACCGTTCCTGACACATTGGTGGTCCAGACATTGGTTACAAGTCCGACGGCAGCGTTAGTCCCGTTAACTCCGGGTAAACCGGGTAAACCGTTCGTGCCTGGCAAGCCGTTATTTCCGTTGGTGCCATTGAAACCATTATTCCCGTTGGTTCCGTCTATTCCAACCGGAATGTAATTCGTAAGGTCGAGCCAATTAGCAATCACAGCACCATTCAAACTATAAGACCATGCTGTAACCCCACCATTAGCTATGCTTGCACCTTTAACTAAGACGTTTGTAACAATACATATAACATCACCATAGTTGTCTGCAGTATCAGTATAAGTGCCTGTTATATTTGTAGGTGAAATATTAAAATTAGTGTTTATGCCAAGTGCATACGTCGTGATACCATTTGTATCTACAGTGTTTGTCTCTACAGACCAATATCCGTAATAGAAAAATTGTATTGTGCCAGCATCATTAGTATAGGATAACCCTCCACTACCATTGTCACGAAAGATTCCATATCTACAACCAACAATTGGATAACCGTTGATGTCAGCTGCAACCAAGTTTGTAAAGGTGCCGGTATAGTTGTGTTTATTGTTTAAGAATTCATCAGTGTTAGTGTTGATTCCTTGCCCTACTATTTTACCAATAGGACCGCCACTATTGTTGTTGGTAAAAACAGAAGAGCCTGCACGGATAAAATCATTACTACTCAATGAAGAGATTGTTCCTAGTGTGGGTTTATTTATTAGTAATAGATAATTAGACGTTCCGTCTTTACCATTCATGCCATCAACACCATTTGTCCCATTGATACCGTTGACACCATTAGTACCATTCAATCCTGGCAATCCGTTTGTTCCATTAAGACCATTGATACCATTGGTACCATTGATACCATTGGTACCATTGGTTCCATTAAGACCATTGATACCATTGGTACCATTCAATCCAGTATTACCATTTGTCCCGGCAATTCCTTGAATACCCTGAATACCCTGAATACCCTGAATTCCTTGTGGTCCAGTTGCACCATTAGTGCCGTTAAGACCATTAGTACCATTAGTACCGTTAATGCCATCTACCCCATTAGTTCCGTTCAACCCATTGACACCATTGGTTCCATTGATACCATTAGTTCCATTGATACCATTTATACCATTAGTGCCGTTTATACCATTAGTACCATTAACGCCATTAGTACCATTTAACCCTGCTGGTCCTTGAGGTCCTTGAGGTCCCGGAGTTCCAACATAACCACTTTGAGACAAGCCCCAAGGAGTTACTGGTTTTGTTTGATTAAGTCCATCTATTACTTCATTAACAGTAGCAGTATATTCATCAGTAACATACTGCGCTTGAAGTGACAAACTAACCAATAACAACGAACCAGTAATTAAATGTTTCATTGATAAGAAACGGTTATGGTAAAGTTAAGAAGATTTGTGATTGAGTTTCTAGCCCTTCTCACAATAACACGAGCTACCGTGCTGTTGGTACTAACTGAGTCAGCGACAATGTTAGTAGTATTGAGCAATGTGCTGAAGTAAGGTTGTGACCATGAAGCATCCTGAACATCGAATAGCGGGATTGATTCTCCAGCATACATACCCCCGTCATTGGTTACACAATTAAAAGTAGCACCCATATAAGTAGGCTTGCTGCCATAACCGTGTGCCCAAGTTGCCGTGCCACTTGAGATGTCAGTGAAAATGTGGGATGCTATTACAGCGTTAGTCCCATTAACACCATCGACACCGTCAGTTCCACTGGTTCCAGCGGGGCCTGTAGCACCATTATTACCATTTGTTCCATTTGTTCCATTCACACCATTAGTGCCATTAGTTCCATTGTTACCATTAGTTCCATTAGCGCCGGCAGCCCCAATAGGAATGCCAAACACAAATACAAGATTGCTGGTTCCAGTCACAGCAGCAACTGCATTAGAGTTAGCACTTAAATTGGTAACAGTAATACTAGCACTAGCTGGATAAATGTTAGTGTAGTAATAATGGTAAGTGTTAGTGCCTCCACCACCGCCACCACTAGGAGTAGGACTAGGACCAGCGATTAAGCTAGTAGAAATGAATACCAATGGTAGAAAGGTTTTCATAGTCCACAAACTCTCTTGAAGATACAAACTGCAATGACGGTTCCATTCGGGCTATACACTTCTACAGAACCAGCATATGGAACTGGAACGGCTGAATTGAGACCAAGAACACCATGAAAATTGGATACAGAATTACAAGTTTGTCCAAAAGCGTAATAAGCAAGGTTGCTAGTAGTGTTCTGAATAGTCACATAAGCAATCTCGTCAGCGTTTCCCCGCATTTCTGGCACAACAACCGTTGACGTAGCAGACGCAACTGTTATAGCCTTAGCAGGAACGGGGAAGATATTCTTCTCACAAAATCCAATGGTTCTTAGCATATAAGGTAGAAGGAAAAGAGAGAAAGGTTACTAGAGTTGTGTCCTCTAGTAACCCTCCCCTCTAGGTTGATTTATCGATGACCAGTAACAGTAATGGTAGCCGTGCTAGGGCCATCATTACGCACCCAAAGACCACGATACATAGTCGCGGCAGCGTTAGCAACAACAGTTGGCGTACTGGTGCAGGCAACTGTAATGGTTGGAAGGTTGTTAGTAGTTCGCACTACCGTGTTATCAACATCAACCAAAACCAGATGGTTTGCAGTATCAGCGCCTGAGCCAGTAATACCAGCAACACCACCAGTGTTTGTAGTAACTACTCCATAGTAGTTAGTGTAGAAGTAGGTGAAGTTAGTAGCATAACTAGTTTTGTTTGTGTACGCCGTATTGATATACGTAGTAGTGTCAACCGTATCAGTATCAATCAACACCATAGAAGCGGTGTTAGTTGAAGAGAGGATAACACTAGCAAGAACAAACGGCCCATTAGGAGTGACAAGCTGTTTGAACCCACCATTAGTGACGGTCAGCGAGAACGTAAGGTTCTGCGCAGAAGCCATACTGATGAGGCCAACAGTGAACGCGAGGGAAATGATTAACTTTTTCATATTGATGTGTGTATAGTTAATTGATGTTTAGACAACGTTTGCAGGGCGTGTGCGCCGTGACAAGATAGGGAAGGCATGACGCCGTTCACCTTCAAGATAACCGTGGGTCAACTCAGAAATGAACTTAAGTTGTTTACCATAGTTGTTCAAGGAAGGAACGCCATTAGTGTCGAAGATTAGCACTTGGTCAGTCAGCTGCACTTCACCATTCCAGCGCATAGCATAGAACTTCTTCTTGTCCATGCTAACATTAGCAAACTCCTTGGGCGGAGGACCAACTTGAATAGTCTTAGCGCGGTCGCCACCAAGAATCCAAGTAATAGTGCAAGGAGCGGTAATACGACTCGTGTAATACGGATTCGGTTTCCACTTATTGTCCGTAGGGTCAAAGATTTCAGGAGCAATTGGAGAACCAGCAGCATACAGAGTGGTCGTGCCAGCAGGGTCAAGAACATCCGCTATGTTGTAACGAATAGGATACTTGTTAATCTTGCAGGTCAAGAAACCAAACAGCAGTCCTTTGAAGTCATTGAACAAGAGATTCAAATCACAAGGAGCAAGACCTGCGAGTTTATTGATGACATCAGGGTCAAAGGTAAAGTTAAGAAAGTCCTCACTTGAGACAAGCAAGACATACTTACCCTTCAAGCCTTCATTATCCTTTGGCATGTTCTTTGCACCATCAAATGCAGGAGCAGCCAAGTCCTCTTGCAAGGCCATGAAGGAGTTGAACACATCGCGCAAACGAAGACCCATAGTAGAGATACCAGCAACACCACCAGTTCCATTAGTAACAGCTTGAAGCCAAGCGTTAGTCTTAGAGTTAGCAGCAGTTCCAGCGTCATTGCCAAGAGCAGTGGGTGCGCCAGTTTGAAGTCCAACGCCAGCGATATAATAGTAGGGCGAACCTTCCCACATCATCGTCTCGATGAACTGGTTATTACTGACAGCAATCTGTCGAACGATGTCAGTATTAGCAAACTGTAAGTAATTCTTCCAGAACACAGTAAAAGAAGGAAGATAGTTAAACTGGAAGGATTCGTAATTATGCGCATACAAAACTGCGTTCTCTACGCTTTCAGTAACTTGATAGATGTCCTTCCTGGGAACAGTGGTAATTGCGTTCGGGTGAAAGAAGGAACGGGAAACCGGAGAACGCTGTGGAGTAACACCACGCATAGTGTTACCTTCATTAGGCTGCCAAGGAATATCTCCATACAATTGGTCAAAGACAGACCAAACAGGAAACTGCTTTACCTCGTTACGGACGAGATAAAAAGGCAACATATTCAGTCGCTGCGTATCCTCAACAGTAGCATTACCGAAGGAAGCTGGTTGATTGTAAATTACGGGCATAATTTTCTTTCTGTTATGTCTCTAAGCAAAAAGGCATTAGAGACGGTTTGTTCGCTCTAATGCCCTTTAGAAGATAGTAGCAATCGTGGATGCCCTTCCACACCGAGTAGCAGATAGCTTATTATAGCAAGTATCGTGCCAACTGGTTTAGATACCTAAAGATGGGTCAATAACGAACTTATCGTCATCCCCAAACTTACTATTCTTACTCTTTAAGATAGCTCTAGCTTTACTTGAAGGTTCAACTAAGTCTTGCTCACTTGCTTTAACTTGTTGTACCTGTTGATTGGCTAATGCTTCCGTCAACTCAGCTTGCTTTAGTCTTAGAGAAATAACCAAGTCACTAACAACGTTGGACAACGGGTGTGAGTGCATATACGAAGGAATTATGCGTTTAACATCTTCACCAATCTGTTTAAGGGTTCTCTCCCCCAATCCATCTACATTAACAGAGTAGTCAAGCAATCTTTCATCGTTAACCCACCCAAACTGTTGCTTTCTATAGTTATGGATTGTTTCTAAGTCACTTTTTACATTAGCTTGGTACTTAGCAGGATACTCTTGCAACTTACCTTGCAATTGTTGTGCTGCATTGTAACAATTGTGAACCATCATTCTAACCCTTTCCTCAATAGCCTTAGTTGCCGGCATTGCTTGTCCAAGAATAGGCTCACCAGTTTGTGGATTAAAACCGGAAATAGGAACAAATTCTTTGCCAGCATCCATATTTACCAACTGTTGTTCCCAATAATCTGCCTCTTTTCTAGCATAAGACAAATCTGTTTGAGCTTGTTGAAACCCAGGGTCCAAAACATACGCCTGGGGATGTTGCATAATAGTCTGCTCTTTAAGGCTAGTCAACTCGTTTCTAGTTGTAATAGCTTTCTTATAGATAGCAAAAGCTTCGTTAGACATCTGTCTACCAGCATCAGACTCTTCTTTAGAAAAACCGGTGAAGTCTCTAGCACCAAGCTTGGGTACAATAGGTTTTACTTCAGCAGTCTTTAGTGGAATAACATTAGTGGGGGCTGCTTCACCTTCTTTACCTTTAGGAGGTTTCAAAAACTTAGGCAATCCATCACCTTTGTCTTTTGACTCTACTTTAAGCGAAGCATCAGCATCAAGCGTCCCAGATTCCGCTTCAGTCTTTGGCAGAACTTCAGTAGAAGTTGTCTTAGTTTTGTCTGTCTTATCATTCGCATCAGTGTTGATTGGCACTTCACCCTCCACCACTTTGTCAGTAGACACAGCCTCTTTGACCTCACCATGTGAAGGAAGCTGGTCTACATCAAACCCTTCTAATGTAAAATGTCCACTAAGGTCTGGTGGATTTATAGGCGCGGGAGCAATAGGGGTTACTTGTTTTAATGGTTCTGTTGGCATAATGTTAGGTCTTGTTTAGTTTATTTATTTGTTGCACGAATTGAGTTGTTTCAAAGAGGATAAGACCAAGGGCCTCTGCCGTAGTCATTGCACTTCTAATCTTATCCTCAGCTTCCTTGTTACTGCTGATGAGAATATTAGTTTGTAACGTTCCTTTGTATTGGTCATACCTACTCTTCAAAAGTTTTATAGCATCTTGAGTTACTGGATGCTTGAGCCACTCTTTGTGGAAATCTTCTGTTCTTTTATCTAGCTCTTGTTGTGGTGTCATTGTTTACCTCCTTGTTGCATAGACGCAGCCATCTGTTGTATTTGTTTTGCTTTTGCCTCAATGATGGGAACAGCATGTAACTGTCCCACATTAGAGAAGAATTCAGGATGTTTAGAAAGCTCAACAATTTGTTGCCCTAACTGCATAGCAAATTGCTTCATCTGTTCACCTTGCTGTGCTTGTTGACTAGCAGCTTGCTGTTGTGCTTGTTGAATAGCTTGAACATACTTGCTTGCCCGCGCCGGGAACATCATCTCAATAAGGTCTATCATAAAGATGGGTCCAGCAGCGGTGTTTTGAACAATAGGCCATGCACTAGTCATTTGTTGAATTAGCTGTTGTTTTTCAATAACATCAGTATCGCCAGAAGGTTTAATAACCAACCTTCTCTGATATAGAACTATCAACTCAGGCCTAACTTTAATCAAACCAGCTAATACTCTGGACTTAATAACCCCAACCATCTTCTGATACAGCTCAGTCAAGGCAAGAGAGAAAAGAACAACTTGTGTCGAAGTCAACTCCTGCCTCTGCGCTCTTGATTCCTTTACCGCTGACGCCGTCTTTCTACTGTCTCTTTGGTTGTTGTTTTCAGCAAAGTTAACCTGTGAAGTTTCAGATTGATTGCCAGCTTGTAACATCTGAATAGCTGAGAAGATACCAGGCTCAGGAGCGTCTAAGTGACCGAAGGTTACTTTCTTGTTAATCAATGCATTAGGCCTAAAGAACACGTTCTTCTGCATCAACACATCATCATTAGGGTCATCTGTATCTTTAGAAGCATACATTCCAGCAGCTCGACGAGCTTGTGTAACTGTAGAAGAAAGAAGGCTACTAACCCCTTCTTGCGCATCTTGGTCCATATATACCCTACCTTTAAGGTGGTTAATGGTGTCATTCTCAGACACAAGATACTGAAATAGAATGAATGGATATGACGTCTCAAACTCTTCAACCCAATTAGCCTGTTGTTGCATCGCCTGTCCTTGTTGCATCATTGGAGCTTGCTGAACTGCTCCTTGCTTCCTACGACCAATAAAAAGGGGTCTGGGTTGTCTCAACCAATCATCACCAACACCAATACAAGCCCAACCAACATATACCGTACCCTTAACTCTAAACACGATTTTCTGAATACGGTAAAGAGACTTGTCCTTATCAGCAACAAACATATCCGACTCACCAGCGTTGGCCTTTGACTCAGTGTTAGTAACCCTCTCCACCTGTGCCCTATCCCAATCACTATCTTTAGGATTCAACTTATCCCCACAAAGTGACAATAGCTTAGTCTTGGTATAATGATATGTTCTGCCCAACATCTCAGCAGCCTGTAAATCGCGAGTATCTGAGATAAAAGCGAAGTCACTTGATTGTACTTGTTCATAAGCTACTTCCCCCGGAGTTGATAAATCTTGCACAACTTCAAGTATAGAAAACCCGTTCGCTTGGAATCCATCAATGGTGGCAAAGAGAGGCTTCTGCCACCCATCATACCGTAGCTTTTTGGTTAAATCTTTCTCTAAGGCAGACAGTTCAACCGCGTCATCATCCACATCTTCTAATATGACAGCCCTAGGCGACTGTGCAATATACTGGATATATGCTGGTTGTTCTCTCCTAATGTTAGTATCAATGGTGTGGACGGGGATATACATCTCGTCAGGCTGTATTCTCCCCGCCTCACGCTCAACCTCTATATCAATGTCAACATACCGCAACCGACGAGAAGCGACAGTTTTGCTAACTGCATCTTCCAGAATTGTGTTAATCTGGTTTAGCTTGTGCTCAAGTTTCTTGTAATCAACTGTGTTGATGTAGTCGCTGTTAGAATTGCTTAATGGTGACATAGAGTGTTATTGTTAAATGCCTAGGTCGGAAGGAACTGTAAACTTTTCTTCTTCTTCTTC